TCGTTGAGGACCCAGTTGATGTGAATGCCGTTCGGCGCGAGGACGACTACGCCTTCGATGTTGCCTTGATCGTACTGATAGAGCGCTTTGTCGATGACGGCCTTCGTCTTGCCCGTTCGCATCGTCCAGAGCAGCGCGCGGCATCGGTCGTCCTTGTGTTCGTCGAACTCCCGAGCTTGGTGCGACCACGCCGACTTGACAGGCTCCGGACCGAGAAACCACTCAAGCCATTCATCGCTATCTTCGGAAGGGATTGTCACGGTCCGCCTTTGCCGTTTCTGAGCAGTCGGGACAGAAGTGGTCCTTGCCTTGTATCGTCCATCCCTCTTCGCGCAGCGTGCGCCAACACTCGGCGAAGTTGTTGATGTCGTCACCCTCGGCCTTCGAGAACTCGTGCTGCTCGTCATAGCACGCGTCACACTGAAAAACCAATAGCCCCTTTGACGGACGTTCCGTGCTCATGCCTGCGCCTTTTCTTCTGTTAGGATTGCTTCCCACCGCTTCAAAAACTCGCGGTTCGTGCGCTCGACACCCCAGAGCACGATGGGCCTCTTCAACGGGGGCGACATGAAGGACCGTTCGTGGCCCTTCGGCATGTAGTCCCTGTTCTCGGTTGCGAGGGCGATGAGATCGGCTTCCTTGATCTCCGGGTCCCACGGATATTGGATGCCCAATTTCTTGCACAACGCCTCGTCCACTCTGTTCTCCAGCTTGAAGAGTTCGTCGTTGCCTTTCGATCTCATCCACCATTTCAGTGGGCTCGGGAAGTCGGGCATATACGCCTCTGCGCCGTCATGCAAGAGGCCTTGCTTGCGCTTCGACGGCGTCGCGTTCTTCATCTTCGCGATGATGTCGTGCACGACGCACGAGTGCTGGCCTATGGAGATGAAGCGACCGTTGATGCGCTTGACATGGCCGGTCCACCGCACGCGAGAGGCCAGCGCGTGCGCGATATCCCGGATGTCGTAGTCGTGCTCTTCGACGCGGTCGAAGTACATCTTGCGCGCCGAGAAAGTCCGGATGTAATACCCCTCGTCATCCATGCCCGTGCGATGATCGACTTTGCCGCCGAGCCCCTTGGATGTGGGCCGACTGAGCGGTGACGCCTCGGGAGGCGCGAGAGGATGCAGTTTGACCATTGGTTACAGTCCTTCGAGTTTGTCGTATGCCCGTAAAATCCTGTTCGCCAACTCGTAGGCCCCGGCCGCGTCCGTGACGTAAGAACTCAGGACGCCGAACTCGTTATAGAAGCGGATGCTCATCTCTCCATCGGGGATGTTGTAGCCGATGCTGTACTCGGTCGCATCCTCGATATCCGTGATCTCGATTTCTTCCTCGGGCGTTTTCAGTGACATTCCAGTCCCCCTATTTTCTTAGTCTTGGTCCGACCCAACCTTCGGCTGTGATGGGCATGTTCGGTGCCCAGTCCGGCACCTCGGACATGATTGCCTCAAACTCGTGAACTTTGCAAGTGCCTTTGGCCGCTTCTGCGATCACTTCGTCATGGATGGACAAAAGCAGATCGAACTCGGGCAACTCATCGACGCGCAGCATAGCCTCGGCGAGCAGATCACGCGACGATGCCTGATCGTAGTTCTCGACGAGCGAGCCGCCGTGCGTGCCGCAGCGCTTCCACTGCTTGGTGTAGGTATCGCGGCCCATGAACGAGAGGTGCGGCGAGATGAAGCTCTCTGGCGGATCAGGCAGAAGCGTTTTGTTCTGCTTGGCGGCCATCTTCTCGGCGTGCCAGCGGACACGATGCTGGGCGACGCTCTTCTTCGCCGGGAAGTTGACAGTCGTCGGCCGACCGCGAGCATTGAGCGCGGCGAAGCGATAAGTGACACGCATGTTGACGCGCGGATAGAGATACGCGAGCAGACGACCCGAGGGCAGACGGCAATGCAGGAAGTTGCCGTCATCGCTCATGAAGTAGGAGACGGCCCCGATGCCGAACTCATCGCCGCCGCAATAGTGCTCGCCGCCTTCGAGGACAGCCGCGATAGCCGCCTTCTCGGTCGCGCGCCAGAGCGCCGGGACCTCGGGGTACTTGTCTTTGCGATAGACGCGGACCACCATCTGACAGAACTCATCGTCGAGCCAGATGCCTTCATCCATGTAGACGGTCGCTTGGAATTTCTCCCAGCCCATCGCGTAGCCCAGCCCGAGGATGGCTTTCTTGCCGAGGTTACGCTCCGACTTGTCGGCTTTCGTGATGGTGCGACCATAGATGGCGGATGCCATGTCGCAGTAAATATCTTTGCCCGGAACGAACATCGCGAGCATGTCAGCACAGCCCGACAGCCACGCGAGCTTGCGAGCTTCGATGGCGTTGAAGTCGGCCGCGTAGAGTTCTTTGCCCGGGCTCGCGATCAGCGCGCCGCGACAGGCTTTGGCCAGAGCAACCATGGGCTCGCCCCACTGGAGCGTGACGAGTTCGCGGTCGAGCGACATGATATCGCGCCACGCGTCGCCCATCTCGTCGAGCCCGTCCGAAGTGAGGCCCTTGTATCCCGCGCCGTAGCCGCGAACGAAGTTGTGGGGCTGCACGCCCTTGCCGGACCACCGTCCAGTGCGGTCGGCTCCGTTGTAGAGCATGATATCGTGCAGGCGTCCGTCCGGGCAGACCGACTGCACCATGCGCTTGTACTTGGCGACCGACGAGCGGTTCACCTCCATGCATATGCGCAGCGCCCGGTTGACCCGCGCGCCTTCCTCGCCGAGAGCGTCCCACGCCTCTTTCATGCGATCTTCGGCCGCCTCGAAGGCCTCGTCGCCAGCCTTGGTCGGGACGCCGTCGAGCGCGAATGAAAGCGTGTCAGCCTTTGTGTTCTCAAGCGGGTCACGACCGAGTTCTACGAGCCGCCCGTTCGCCCATTTAAGCAGGACGGCACGTTGGGAGCCCTTCTCGACAACGCCTCCAGTGATGTCTTTTAGCTCGCCGTTGAGCCTGTCGGTTTCTTTCGCGGCCATGTCGAGCGCGACGCGGGCCGCCTTCTTGTCGAGCTTGATGCCCCGGAGGTTCATCCGGAAGTCCATCAGCCAGTATCGACGCTCTTGCTCGGACATCTCCGGGCAAAAGTTGGACAGGCCGCGCTCGGCGATCACGTCGCCCTTGCAATAGGCCCAGTTTTTGCGGTGCTCTTCTTCCTCTTCGCAGAACTCGATTGGGCTCTTGCTGGAAACCTGTTTGACGCCGGTCAGCTTGATCGGTTTGGGCGGCTTTTCGGTCCAGCGATAGAGACCGTCTTCGACGAATGTCAGGACGCCAGTCTTGACCGCGCGATGAAAGTCATTCCGGACCGCCTCGCGGATTGCGACCGGCGCGCTGTCTCCGTATTCGTCAGCTACTTCATCCGCGATGCCGTAGACAGTTTGCTCAGTGACGTACTCGCCGGGCTCCCAGAGTTCGTTCATCTGGGACCGCATCACTTCGCGGAACGTATCGCCGGGCACTTCAATAACAGCCCGCCGAGGCATTGGCTTCGACAGCTTGTTGATCAGGCGCTTGCCGTCCGCGATCTTGTGATCAGGCAGGCCGACCGCGCGAATGGCGTCCTCCAGTCCCCGGGGCAGAGACAGACATGAGGCCTTCGCCGCCGAACAGTGCATCTGATCGACTGTCAACTCCACGTCGAACTCAGGAAACTCCCGGCGAAGTGTTTCATTCCAGATATTGAACTCGAAACCCGCGTTGTGGGCCTCGACCTTCTCGCCACTCCTAATGCGTTCGATGAGCCGGTCAGGGCGTGGGCTCTTCTTAATCCATGGATGATCGCGGTGCCAGAGATGGACCTCGTCCTCTTGATCGAACGTCCACGCCAAGCAGAGAGCTTGCGTGCTCGTATCGAGCGCATAGCGTCGCTGTCCCCACTTGATGAGGTCGGCGGCGCTACGGGTTTCGAAATCCAGAGTGATCATGCGAGATTGGGCCGACGATCTTCGACCGTGGTGCGCGTGACCGTGCGCTCGATAGCGCCAGCGATGCGCTGATCCTGTACTCGCACGACGCGCAGCGTCGGTGCCAGAAATTCCTTGAGCGCCTTCGAGAGGCACTCGCGGGCGTCGCGAACATTCTTGACGGCGATGTGCCGTTCGTGTTCGGAGCACGCGGGGTTGGTAGCGATGACCTCGGCGAGCACGAGAGCCTCGATGCTCTCTGTGACAAGCTCAATCTTCGTTTCGGTTGGGGACATTGAAGGACCTTTCCAGAGGGGACAGAATGCCATGACAAAGCACTGTCTCAAAAGGCTGTCAATATGGTTGGGGCGCGAAATCGGTGAACCGAAATCGCGCCCCTAATAGTCTCCCGGCTGTGTCATCAGCGCGGATACGGCTTGCCGTTACGGGACTGTGCCCGAGACTAGCCCAGATCGTCGTCACCGCCGAGATCGTCGTCATCCGAGCCGAAACCTTCGGCCGGATCATCGCCGAAATCGTCCTCGGCCGAGGTGAAGCCTTCGAAGCTCTCGTCGTCGCCGAGCTTCTGAATATTGCCCAGACCGATGGCCAGACCCTTGCCGATGTTGTTGAAGGCGTAGGGGTTGACCGAGGCGCGAGCCCAGCAACCGGCGTAGAACTCTTCCGAGTTCTCGGCCGTGATGGCGTTGCCCGACACGTCGAGGATTTGCGGGCGACGCTTCGAGTTGGCCATGGAGAAGAACACCATGTCCGGATCACCGTAGCCCTGATAGTCCTTCTCGTTCCCCTTGTGGAAGGGGATTTTGAAAGACCGATCTTCCTTCATGGTCTTGATGTCCTTCTTGAAGAACTCGACGCAAACCTCGCCGAGTTTCTTCTTGATGGCATCCCACTTGGCCTTGTCGGCGTCGGTGAATTGCTTCGGGTAGAACAGGCCGACGAGCGAGAACCGAGGGGTCCCGTTGTTGTAGCTGGCCTTCTCGAAGACTTGGGGGAAGCTGACGCGGAACTTCGGGGTCAGCAAGCGGGAGCCCTTTTTGCCGGGCGCAGTTGTAGCAGCGTTTGCCATGGTGTCCGTCCTTTCGATTTGATGTGATGTGATAATTGGACTTGGCAGGGACGGGTATTAACGAAGTGTTAACCCTATGTCAAGCGATAAATTGATGCCAAGCGAAAAATGTTGCAGCCCCGAGCAGCGCCCCGGGGACGACATCCACGACATAGTGCTGCTTGGTTTTGAGCGCGGAGATCGCGATCAGCAACGGGAACGCCGCGCAGATGATCCCCATGGTCGGCCAGTTGCGGCCGATGGTTAGATCAACCATCATGGCGACGCTCACGTGCATGCTAGGCAGACTATTGCGGAGCTTGTCGTAGCTCCAGACCATGTCGAGCATACGCATCGAGTGCGGCTTGGAGCCGCGCGCCTCGTGCACGTGCGCCGCATCGCGCCACGTCGCTGGAATGGCGACCGGCCAGAGGACGAAGAACGTCACCTGTATGGCGAGCAGTGAGAGAAAACAGCCGACCGTGTAGGCGTACTCGGTCCACGTCGGCACCGACAGCGCGGCGAGCAGGATCATCGGGTAGTAGAGCCCGGAATAAATCCAGACCCAGCGCGGATCAAAGTTGATCTTTTGATCCCACTTCGTCTCGAAGTATCGGGCATCGAAAAACGTCTGGCGCTGCGCCCAGAAGTAAAACTGATATCCCCCGACAATCATGACGACAGTGATCCAAAGCTCCAGAACACGGTCGAGCAACGTCATTTCAATTCCCCCTTGGCAATGGCTTCCGCGCGGAGACGAAGGATGATCTCGTCCACCCTCGGACCGGCTGGGTTTTTGATCCACTCCTGCCCGGCCTTCACGATGATCGCCATCTCAACACGACGACGCGCGCAACTTTCACAAGTCATTTTTATCCCCCTTGAGGATGCCGAATGAGGCAATAGATCGTGCCAACTTCGGCCGCGTGAACGGTCATGAAAAGCCAACTGACATCGGTCGGGTTGCCAAGGTCGTCATCCCACGGATTGACGAGTTCTCTCGGCACGATGACCTCGGTGCCGCTGGCGATATACTCGCGGGTCGTGCCGTCCGGATACTTCATGGCTGAGCCGTCGCCGATCTTCGCTGTCCACGAGCCGTCCGGGTTCGGCCAGTAGTCCTCGACCGGGTAGCCGTCGCCCTTGCCGCAGCACGAGCCGGGCGTGTTCGGACGCTGGAGGCTCTCCATCCACTTCACGGTCGCGTTGTCCGGGTTGAAGCCGTGATCCATAGCCGGAGCCGAGCGCGGCCACATCATATACATGACGAGCGCGATGACGAGCGCGCAGCCGAACAGAACCCGCGCTACGGGATGCTTCGAAGGTGCCGGTCCGTCATACGTCTCCCGGAGCGCCGCATGCGGATGTCCACGATCACGACCATCAGGACAACCCGGATACTCGCATTCAACATAGCGCCAGCTATCACCACGACAAATCGGGCAGCGATACGGCGGACGATTGAGGGCTTCGAGCATGTCGGCTCCATAGTGTTCATATGCCTCCCGGGAGATGCGGTACTCACCGCGCGAGAGCAGGACCGGGACACTGTCCTTGGGCGGCTCGGGATACGCCGGGCCGTGCTCGTCATGCCCCATGGCTGTCGTCTCCATGGGCGTGCTCGTTGATTGTGATCGCTCGGTCGAGCGATGCCTGATCGCTTTCGAGGATGCCGCCGACAGGCTCGACCACGCACATGCCGACGACCGGCTGATCAAGCGCACAGATCGCAAGCTCGACGACGCCGCCACGGTTGAGCAGCGCGAGGTCCTCGACGCTGGGCTTCCACGCGCTTACGCATTCGATGCGGCCTTGCGGTCCGGACATCTGCTTGCGCACTTGGAGATCGCCGCAGGACGCGCCCTGCTCTTCGTCGTTCCAGTTTTCCGGCTTCTGGAAATTATACTGGGCTCCGCGTGTCGTGGTCGGCTGCATGGTGGCTCCCTCTTTGAATTTGGCTCGGGGAGTAGGGTTCGAACCTACGATCACGGATTAACAGTCCGCCGCCTTACCAGCTTGGCTATCCCCAAAGAGTTGGGCGTCATACCACGCTTGCACTAGCGGCGTCAAGACTTCGTCGGGCTCATCCTCGCATGTTTGCGAGTATGTTTGAAGGTCGAGCACGATCTCGGCGACCGTGCACCGCTTCATGTCGGTGAAGAAACCATTCTCCTGAGCGTGCGCGAGATCGCGGTCGATGTCAGCTTGCGTGATCATGAGAAGTCATCCCCATCATCCTCGTCAGTCATGAACTCGTTGGCCGCGTCATCGAGTGCGCTCGCGGCCTCGCGCGGATCATACGACGGTGCGATGGCGAGCGCGCCGTTGGGCATGAACGCCAATTCACTGACGGCGGCCTTGACCGCCTTCCGCTGTTCCTTGCCGACGCCGAGCTTCTCGATTTGCGCAGGCGTCTTGAGCTTGGGCTCGACGAGCAGATCGGCCTCGGCCAGACCCAGTTCGTCGATCAGCTTTTCCTTGACAGCGGCCTCGCTCATCCATCGGCGCTTCGAGCGACCGCGCACGAGTTTCCAGCCGGGCACCTCGTTGCCGTTCTCAAGCTCGCGTTGGATGTCGGCCTTGATGTTGCCAATCCACGCTTCGATCACGGGGACCCATTCCATCTTGTGCGCGAGGTCGGCGGTCGTGACCGGCGTCGGGAGCATCGCGGGCGGCTCTTCCTCGGCGAAGTCGATGCCAGCCTCTTCGAGCAGCATTGCGTCATAGGCCTTGCACCGCGTCTTGGCCGGGCACCAAAGGCACCAATCGCCAGCGCGCAGCGGGGCGTTCGGCAACGAGGTTGCCTCGGCCGCTTGCTTCATCTGGATTTCGTAGAGCTTCAACTCATCAGCGGTGAAGCGTTCCGAGCGGATCAGCCCCTCGGCGTGCGGCGCGTTCGGTTGCGAGATCGTCACCGTGACGCCCTCGGCGTCGGGATGCTCGTGCAACAAAAAGACACCGTACTGCTTTAGCTGATCGTTGTCCTTGGCCTCGACGAGGATATAGCCGTTCTTGTGATCGACGAGGTTGATCCAGCCGAACGGCTCGACCAAGGTCACGTCGGCCGTGCCGCCGAGACGTTCGTCGAGCCACGAGCCGTCGAGATAGCGCTCGGAGAAGACTTCCGTCCCTTCGCACATCTCCATCTTGAGCCGGTCCACCTCGTCAATGGTTTGCTGCACGCCTTCTATCATCTTCTCGTCGGCGATGAACATGAACCATCCCGGACGCGCTTGCTCGGGGTCGAGCGCGGGCGTGCCGGGCGGATAATACTCGGTCTCTTCGTCGCCGTCCGCCTTCACGAGGAAGGTCGAGCCGTGGTACTCGCGCGCCTCGTGATGATCGTTCTGGATCATGATTTCGATGAGCTTGTGCGCGGCGGTGCCGAGCATCGCCGCCTGATTTGTCGTCGAGCTATCATCGCCGATGAGGGCGATGGAGCCGGGACAATTCATCCACCGATGCGAGGCCGAGGGCGAAAGCTTTGCGTGGGCCATGTTAATCCTTTTTGACCACATCCCGGATCATGTCGCTTACCATGCTGCACGCGACGCCGAACGTGATGAGTTGCCATGAGATTGGGAGCGACAGAAGACCGGCGACGATGAAGACCGCGACCGCCCACACTATCGCCCCGATGAATGTGGCCATTAAAACTTCTCCGGCGGGGCGTAGGGGAACGTGATCGGCTTGCGACCGAAACGAACATCCCACGACATCTCATTGTCCTTGAACACGTGGATGCAGCGCGCGTTCTGTTGCATCCCCGTGCCGGGCCGCTCTTTCTCCCACTCGCTATCATCGCCGGTCAGCGGCGACAGTGGCAGACCCCGGGCGAGCGTCTCGAAGACCTTGAGCGTTTGCTCGGCGCTTCCGCCGGAATGTCCATACGCCGCGAACACCTCCATCAGGGACGTGGCCTGCACGGCGACATCGCCGCCGTAGTCGGCGTCGGCGTCGAAGAGGCCCGCGTTGCGGAGTTCGAACTTGGCGTGCTGTAGAAGGCTGCTCATGGCTGTTCCTCGGTTGCAGTGTAGACAATATCGACGACGCCGCTCTTGTCGGTCTTGATCGACATCGTTTGGTCAGGGCCGGGGCCTGCGACGAGCAGGCGAATGGTTTCAGAGCCATCATCGGCGGCGACGATAGCTTCGACGTTACCCTCGGCGAGGTTGAACACGGTCACCGTATAGCCCTTCTCAGGCGCGATGATGACGTGATCCCGCGTGATGTGCCGGACGACTGCGGCGCTAGTGGGCTGTGCCATGCGGGTTCTCTGCCTTGATGCGAGCCATGCGGCTCTCGTGTTGAGCGAGCTTGATCTTTTCCTTGAGCCGAACCTGCTTGGTGCACATATCCTGTATCGCCGGGCCGAAGCTCTCGAAGCTCTCATCGCCCGCGTGCGTGGAGACTGGCCTCCATGTGTAGACGCCCTTCAACGGCCCCGTGCCCGGGTCGAGTTGCTCGACGCGAAACTTGAGCCCGAGGTCATCCCCGATGACGCGGAGCGCGCGGGTCGGCACCGCGACCGCGAGAACGCGCCAGCCCGGCTCGGTTGAGTTGATGATCTCGGCGGCTTGCTCGGGGGTCATTCGATCTCCGCGAAGTCGTGACGGTCGAAGCCATGACAGCCGCAGACCTCGTTGGACATGCGCAGGAAGGCGAGGTTGTGCATCGCCCCGGGCGTGACGGTCTTGAGTTCGACCTCGGCAACGTGCACCATCTCGTGGCCCATGATCATGCCGAGCCGATGATAGGTCGCGACACATCGCGAGCTAATCCGGATTGTGTGAATGCGCTTGGCCTTGTCATACGAGTGATCGCCAGCCGTGTCGCGCATCTTCATCACTTTGAAGATCACGTCATGCTTCTCGGGCAAGCCCCAGTAGCAGAACGGCTCGCACGAATGCAACAGCCCGTAAGTGTTGCGGAGCACGTCTTCGGTCAGAAATAGGCCGGTCGGCTTGATGACCTTGACAGTCTTGACGCTCACGTTTCCCACTCCACCACGAGGACGCCGGAGCCTGCGAAGCGCGGGTCCCGCGACTTCCATGCCTTGATCGATTTGCCAGCATCGATCAGTGGCGCGACTTCGGCTGCGAACCCTCGCGGCAGATGACCAAGTTGCTGTTGAAAGATGTGAACGCTGATGGCGTTCTCGTCGTACTTGTTGTCGGGCTCGCGCTCCAACCGGACTATCTGTCCCGGACCGAGCCGAGGCAGCCAGTCAGCCGCTCCCGGATAGAAGCTGGAGCCGACAATGGAGACCTGTCGTTTTTCCGTGGCCATTAGAACCACTCCCTGAGCGACATGAGGACCGTGTCGGCAACTTCCTCGCGCGTAGCCGGGCGCGGGAATGCATCGACCCAGTCGGTTTGGTACGGCCAGAACACGCGAGCGTGCTCGGTATCGCCGATGCGCTCGTTGAGCGTGACGGTGCCGTCCGCGAAAATCGTTTCGTGAATTTCCTCGGCGTGTTGCTTATAGCTGTCGCCGGGACGATAGATTTCTGAGGGGTACTTGATGAGCGCGCAGTCGCGCATGTCGTTGCGCTCCAGCCCGCCGCCGACGCCGGTCTTGATCGTCGTGTAATGATGCGTGCGGTCGAGCGATGCGTGGCCGATGCGATACCGTTGATTGACCATCTGGCCAGCGATGATCAGGGACGTGAGGTCCCACGGATGATCGTGGATTGTCGAGACGTTCGGCACCGTGAACCGGCTGTGCCAGAGGTTGAGCCGAAATTTCTTCGGGGCGTCGGCCGGGCCGAAGTACGTGCGCAAGAAGCCGAACCCTTGGACAGTCCACTCTCGCCGGTCGTCTTGGAGGGCGTTCGCGACGAATGGCTTGATGAACGTCAGATCGGTCTTCATGGTAATATCTCAAGCAAGAGGAAAAGTGGGGCGGCACAATCGCGACCTATCTGTGCCGCCCTCCGGCCGCGCAACCCTACATCAAATCGTCATCGTCGGACGCCGGAGCGCCGCCGCCTTCGGCCTTGAGCGCGACCTCGCACGCTTCATAGACCTTGTCGTAGTTCTCGGGCTTGAGATCGACGACCTTTTCCACGCCGCCATCGTCGGCGAGAATATCCTTGGCCGTCTGCTTGCCGAGGTTGGCGTCGGCGGCAACCTTGCGGATGATCTCCCGAACCTGCTCGACGGTATGCTTGCCGCCCGGAGCCTTGGTGCCTGCGGCCGGACCGCTGGTCGGCTTGGTTGTGGTCTTGGATGCAGCGGCGGCCTTGTCGGCGGCGGCCCTGTCAGCGGCGGCTTTTTCGTCGGCGGCCTTCTTGGCGGCGGCCTTGGCAGCGGCGGCATCCGGGCCGGGCTTCGACGGAGTAGCGCCAGCGGATGCACCGCCGAGCTTCTTGATATCGGCGCGCAGGGCGTCGATACCCTCCGCAATTCGTGTGAGCAGTGCGTCGGACATTGGGGGACACTCCGGGTTTGAAATTTCAATGGCGCGGTCCTACCCCGCTCGACAGTCACCTGTCAAGCGGGTTAGGCGCAGTATTTTCACTGGAGCGAGGCGGCAGCCTCTTCTGACGACACATACGGAAGGTCGGGTCCCTTGTAGGCTTCGCCGCGCTTGGCGCGCGTCGTGTCTTCACCGCCGAGAATGCGCCGCTTGATTTCGCTGCGCAAGAAGGCAGCGGCGACCACGAGGTTCGCAACGTTCGAACCGTAGTCACGGAAGCCATTCCAATCCGACGGATAGAACTCTTGCGCCAGCTTGACGGCTTCGTCGCTCGGGTCTCCCGCGAGCTTACGCTGGAGCAACACGAGTTGCGCCATAGCGGCAGTCATCATTTGATCGCCCGTGGTGTCGGCGCGTTCGTTTGCGTCGCCCCACATCTTGTCCTGTATCGCGACCTCGGTCGCGATCAGATGGTCGGCGAGTTTCCCCGCGTTGCCCTGTTCGATTGCCGTCATGAGGTTGTTCTCCAGTGAGTTTGAAAAGAAGTTTCACGAGCCGGTCGAGCTTGGTATTGAAACGCTTGGCGGCGATCTTCTCGGCCACTTCACGACGCCTGAATTGAGCGAGCGCACGCGTCTCGGGATGCGCAGCCCAGTATGCGCGCTCGCGGAGCTTGGTGCGTTTCGCACTACACTCCGGCGAGCACGTTTTCGAATTGCCGTGCGGTTCGAATATCGTCCCGCACGCGCACTTCACTCGGGGATGACCCAGTGAACCCGCTCGACCGGGTTCTGCACTGTGCAGATGGCGTTGACGAGCGCGTCGCCCTTCGCCGTCGTGCGGTATGCCCAGCCCGGGTTCTCCAAGCGCTCGCGCTTCGACGGGCGCTCGATGAGCCCGTCGTGCAGAAGCTCTTTGACGAATTGCGTGTAGGCCGGGGAGGTGCGGCACTTCTCCGGAGCGAACGGCTCGGCGCATGCGTAGAAGTGCAACAGCATGCTGACCTTCATCGGCTTATTGCGCTTCTTGCGCTGGGGCCGAGCCGGACGCGCGATGCGCTCGGGCGGCGTGTCGATGAAGACTACGTCAAACAGAAACGATGGGTCTACGCCCATGGGGGTTCTCCGTTGGGTTAGGGGGATAAGAAAGCCCCTTTGGCTCCTAAACCAAAGGGGGTCGATTGTCAATCGTTATTCGAGGAAGGCGTCGTCGTGGTCGTCGGCGACCTTCTTGGCCTTCCTCGACTTGACCTTGCCCTTGATCACGCCCTCGGAGGCACCCTCGGCGGCCTTGCGTTCGGCCTCCATGCGGTTGCCGTAGGTACGCGGCTCGGAGTAGGCCTCATACAGGCGGCCGTCAATCATGCCGTCTGTCAACACTTCGTTGCCGTCCTTGATCGCAAACGCCCGGGTCTTTTTGGCGAGCCATTTTGCCGCGATGAGCGTAGCGGGAACGGTCTTTTCAGTCGGGTAGTTTTTCTTGAGATACGCGACGACGTTGGCCGCCGAGTTTTTCGACAGGACGAGGTCGAGATACCCCTTGTAGGCTTTCTCGACGGACGCATCCCAACCCTCGGCTTCGATGGCCTCGTTGACGGCGTCCACCACAAGGGCAACCGACATGAACAGGAGACCATCAATGGAGCACGGAGATGCGAAGGTCCCCGTGGCCTTGTCGTAGCCGCACCAGTTCTTAGCGATGAGCGTGCTCGTTGTATCCAACACGCGCTGACCGTGGGGCGTCTGCATCGTGGCTGCAAACTGCCCGACGCACTTGATCGTGTTCTTGCCCGAGACCGCGACACGGAACGGTTCGACCATTTTGGCGATCACATTGGCAGTGACATCGCCCGCGCGCATCAACGCGAGGAAGCCGTCAATGCCCCGCAAGCGATAAATCTCGCGGTCGAAGTCGTGAAACAGTTGAGCTTCTTGCTCGCGTGTGAGGTTGTGGTGCACGCGGCAATGAAGTTTTGTGACCCCTCGCGCCAACTGCGACATCACCCAGCGCCCGCCGCCGTCGATGATGGCGAAAGTACCATCAGCACGCGGGGACACTTCGATGGTGCGAAGCAGAGAGCGGTTAAAGGTCTTAGAGCGTTTGGCCAGCCACTTGATGCGCTTGTACGGATCACGCTGATATCCGTTGCCTTCGGGGCCATGAGCCCGGCGCACGTTGCCCGGGAATATCTTCATTTCGACAGCGTCGATAAACATCTTCGACGTTTCGATCTCGATCCCATTAGTTATGGTTGGGGATGCCATTTTGTGTAACCCTTCATCGCTGAGCGGTGCCCCACGGGCGTTGCTCGTTGCTGTCTCCGGTGCCTTCGAGGCGATGGAGACAGACGCGAAAAACCACAAGCCGACTATCGTGTCAAGCAGAAAAATCGGCTGGGTCAACTCTCGTACTGTCCGCCGATGATCGACCGCACCTCGGCAGGCGTCTTCCGCAGCCCGTAAACGTAGAGGTGCTTTGGCGGCTTCTCGACGAGGCGATAGCCCATCGCGGTCAGCTTCACGCGGCTCTTCGTCTTGTGTCGGCGATACATGACCGGCGAAGATACAGCTTCATTGAACTCGTCGAGCCAATAGTCAGTCACGCGCGACGTGCCAAGATACGTCCATCCGGTAGCCCTGTAGACGACGCCAGTGTGAGGCTCGCCAGTGCGAGGGTTGATAGCGCCGGGGTCGGCGTAGCTGAAAATGCAATCGCTCTCAGGCGAGAGCTTGCGGACTGCGCGCATCGAAGTCGCGAGCACAGCGCCAACCTTGCGCGACTGATCATCACTCTGCCACAGACGCACAAGTTCTAGCGGTTTCGTCAGCACGTTCTTGAAGTGGGCTGCGACCGGCGGCGAATAGATCGCAACAGCATCGCGCTCGGCAGTGGCGAAACAGAACGATGGCTGATAAACGACACGGCCGAGATAGTGCTTGCCGTTGATGATCTCGTTCGCCTCTTTTGAGTTGATGATATCGAGATACATCGAGAACCCTTGGATCAACCGGGGAAGTGGTCGCGCCTCCCGTCTCTCTGGGGGTGCCAGAGTGTCCTACTCCTAGACGACAGTCGAAGTCGAGGCCTACCGCATCTAGTACCCGATTGTCAAGAGGCCTCAAAGGGCTTGCATTGGTTAACGAAATTGTGCTAGGACGCACATCGCCCCGCCCCGGAAAGGTCCACATGCCAGTTCGACAACGCACTCTCAGCCTTGCCGTGGACTACATTGACCGACATTTTCAGCGTCGGTTTTTGTTTCCAATCAAGCCGGGCGCGAAGTTTCCGCCGACCATCAAGAACAATCTTGAGGACGCAAGCAACGACCCCGAGCAGTTGCGCGCGTGGGAGGCTCAGTGGCCCGGCTGTAACTGGGGCGTCGCGCATCGCAAATCCAAATTGCTCGTCGCCGACGTAGACACGAACGCAGCCAAAGGCAAGACCGGGCAGATCACGTATGATGATTTGGACTTGATGTACGGTTGGCCGGAGACCGAGCGCACCACGACGCCGTCCGGCGGCTTCCACATGGTCTACGAAGGTTGGGCCGACGACACGCATCCCGAGCACATCATGGCTCTGGGCGAGAACGGCATCGGCAAAGACATCGACAGTCCGAACTATACGCTCATCCCCGGCTGCACGTTCGATGATGGCACGAGTTACGTCGGCAACAACGCCGAGGCGGTTCGCTGCCCCGAATGGATTTACGACACGATCAAAACAGCGAAGACCAAGTCCCGCATCACGGACGCGGGCGAGGTCGTGGTCGAACTCGACAAGCAAGCGAACATCGACACCGCGATTGACTTCTTGAAGAGCGATGCCGAGCCTTCAATTCAGGGCTCGGGCGGAGACTTCGCGCTGCTCAAGGCCGCGTACTACTTGAAGGACCTCGGCATCTCGCAACAGCTTGGTGCACAGCTTCTCAACGAGTATTTCAACCCGCGATGCGAACCGCCGTGGGACATGGAAGACCTCGAAAAGAAGATGGCCGGAGCCTACACCTACGCGAACCTCTCGAAGGTCGGCGGCAAAACCGCCGAGGCTGACTTCTCTGATGATCCCCCGCCACCGATCACGCCGATGGGCAGCAAAAAGAAGATCAAGGCGCAGAAGAAAGAGCGCGACGCCGCTCGTGCCCGTGATAAGTCGCGCGGTGACGACCCGGGTCGGCCGAAGACCAAAAACGAGATCATTGATCAGTGGGTTTGGATCATCAACATGAAGCGGTTCATCTGCAAAACTGACCCGCTCAATAACAATGACCGGGATGTCTGGGACGTGAAGTCGTTCGACAGCGCGTTCAACAGCATCCTCGCGCCGAAGACAGGCAGCGGCTCGGACAAGCTCTTCCGCGAAAAGAAGGGCGGGCTTCAACAGTTCTTGCGCGTCGGGTTCAAGCCCGGTCAGCCGCAGTCGCTTGAGTTCGGCCAGACCTTCAATCTGTATCGCCAGCCGGACATCGAAGCTGCCGAAGGCGACTTGACGTGGTGGAATGAGCATCTCGAATACCTTTTCCCTGACGAGACCTACCGAAACCATTTGTTGAATTGGATGGCTTGGCTGTTGCAGAACCTCGAAAAGAAACCGAAGCACGCACTGATTATCCAAGGCGAGGTCAACGGCACGGGCAAGAGCTTCATCGGTCGAGTGCTGTCGCGCATCCTGCATCCGGCGAACGTCTCCATCGTTCCGCAGAACGGCCTCTCGGGCCGGTTCAATGCGTGGGCGCTCCAGTGCAAGCTCATCGTGATCGAAGAGTTGCGCGCCTCTGATAAGCGCGCGGTCAAGGAGGCGTTGCACGACATCATCACCGAGGACCGCATCAACGTCGAGAAGAAAGGCATCGACAGCATGATGGTCGATAGCTGTTTCGGCGTGCTCGCATTCACCAATGACGACGCCGCGCTCGACCTCGACAACACCGACCGCCGATACCTCGTGATCCGCACCGACCGCACCGAGGAAGAGGCGCGAGCCAAGTCGGCCAGTGGATACTTCGACCGGCTGTTCGCCAAACTTGATGACCCGGCCGCGATGGGCGCAGTGATGTACTCGCTGCTCAATCGCGATCTCGCGGGCTACAGCGGCCAGCAACCGGCACCTCGCACCGAAGCGAAGGCCGGGATGAAGCGGGCGGCTATGGGCGATCTTGAGCATTGGCTCAATGACAATCGCGGCGAGTGGCCATTGTCGGCTCGCGCCGTCACGGTCGAAGACGTGATCCTGATGTTGCCGAAGAGGCTGGAGACCAAGGGCTTCCGGCTTCACAGCACCATCAAGAAATTTTTGCTCACTGAGCTATCCGGTTCCGACCTCGGACAATGTCTGACGCCGAGCGGCAAGCGTCCCCGTCTCATAGCGATTAACGGCTCCGGCGGCATCCTCACGGCGATGCCACGCGCGAGCGCAGGCAAAATCTATGAAGACGACAAGATCAAAGCCGGGAAAAATCAGCCGCTCGAAGCGATCATCCCAGACGATGACGGCGGCGACGCGTCAGAGGAATTTACTGATCCCACCTTGACATGACGAGATTAGACGCGCTATTCTCGTCACGCTCGCACGCAACGGACAAGGCTTTGGCCTGTCAATGACGGTTCACAGAGCCGACGCGGACAGGATGGGTAGCGTGTGGTTGACCAGTGCGAGCGATGGTTCTGAATGTTACGATGTCAGGCGGTCAGACCCGGGGGCAGTACCCGGCGGCTCCACCACGGACAGCGCGAAGCGGTATGGATACCGTGCGCTCAAGTCGCGACGCCTCTACGAAGGGTCTCGCGCTGTCTCTGATGGGGCCGAAATAGGCTCGATGGACGCCAATGGAAGTCGTAGAGTGAACTCGGCATGATACCGCCGTTATCGGGTCACCCTGAAACTGTCGCAAACAACGACAATTTCCCTGTCGAAATGCGCCTCGCGGCGTAACCGGCTGGGGTCCGGGCCACCTCGCAACAGAACGGCCTCATCTCGCCCGGCGCGCAAGCGCTGGGCGATTTGCTTAAAAGGGGATGTCTTCCGGGACCGGCTCCGGCCGGGCGCATGGGCGGGCTGTTCTGCGGTTCTGGGAGGGCGTCGCCCAGTCAAGGTTCCACCGCTCACAATTCAGGCTGTTACCGTCGCCGTGGTCGCCCATGGTATGCTTGGCCGAGGGCGGGAGCTTCATCGACCGCTTGAGCACTTCCTTGTGCAGATAGTATTTGATCCGACGCCCGCCGTGCGTGCTCGCCGAGCGCGTGGCGTAGGCCTTACGTTTGTGCCGGTCCCACGTGATTTGCCATTTCCACTGGAGCGCCCACTCGTAGTCCTCATAGGACACGAGCGCGCAAACCGTGCACGCGGTATCAAGCCAGATGCGATACATCACACGGGCTCGTCGGTCGAGAACTCGGTATGATAGGGGAGGCCGCAGCGCTGGCACCGGCCAAAGCACATCTGCATCAGGCTCGGCGGCTCTTGATCCCACTGAGCGACCCGGCGTCCATCCGGGAGCGACTTCACTGTGTAGGAGATCGGGCACTGACACTCAAGAGAGGATGGCGCAGACATCAGAAACCCCGACCTTTCTTGCCTCTCAAAACCAATTTGCACCGGCCCTGTTCGTAGGCCTTGATCAGGTTCTTCGAGATGGCTTGGATGGAATACGCTTCGAACTCGCTCGACGGATGCGTCTCGCCGATGGCATCGCGCATCGCCTGCCAAACGTGCACGGCCTCGTGCGTCAACATGCTGATCACTTCGAGCGCGGATTTATTGCCGGGCCTGATCGTCACGATAGAGCACGCGTTGTGATCATGAGTGTTGGTGAAGTGCGTGCACCGGCCGTCGTAGAGTTCGGGATACGGCACCCGCTCGGGGATGGCGAGACGCTTCATCTCGTCGTCCCACGAACGCTTGTTGGGACAGAAGCCGTAGTGATACGGCATCCAACCTCGGTCGCACCAAATGACGCTGCTATTTGCCATCGCGATGCGCCCAATACAATTCGATGATGGCGCGCATCAGCCGCTCGCGCTCTTCACGAGTGGCGACGTAGTCCTCGGTCGCCTTGCGGATCATGCGCCGCTGACGACCTGTCATCTCAATCACGTCTGCCATGGATCACCAATTCCCCGAGCCGGGTCCCCACGCCTCATTGATCGGGGGCGGCTTGCGTTTGCGTTTCGGTTTGATCTTGGGCGCATTGGCACGCTCGAAGAGAAGCTTGAGCCGCGTCTGGAGCGCCGCCGTGTTGGCGTTGAATGTGGCCAGTCGGCAGTTGTAGTCCCGGATATAGATGCCCGGCTTGCCGTCCTTGCCCTCGCGGACCTCGTAGCTTTCGAACCATTGCAGCGTCGGTTCGCTTAACTTACGCATGGGGCCAGCCCTCCTTCGCCCGGTCCGGCCAGATGATCGCCAGAGGCCTCGCCTTCTCGGCCACGCGGGCCGCCTGTCGCGCGGTGACGGCCTGCGCCACTCCGGCGCGCTCGGCCATGGCACGCGATAGAAGGGCTCGGCGAGTGGCTTTGCGCCCCTGCGGGCCGGAGCCCGAGGAACTCGCCGTGCCTCCCCGTTTGATCCAGATGAACCGGCGGTGCTTGTTCATCCCATCACGGATAGGCTCAAGCCATTCCGGCCGGGCCGCCTGTCGTTCGTTGGTCGTCACTGGGCCATGTCCACGCATCACATTAGGTCCTCTATGTCGTCGTCATCGTCGGTCTTCAACTCATCGAACCGTTTCCGGGCCGCGTCGCGGTCGGCAAGCTGCACCGAGTTCTCGATGCAGTATGACAGGAACTCGCGGCTATGCCAAGGGCGATACGCTCGCACGAGAGCAGCGCATCGGGCTCGCTCTTCGTCGATGTAGTCCTGTATGAGCCGAGCGGGCTCGAAGTCCTTGGCGGGAACGCGGGTCATCTATTTGAACTCTTCAACTCGGATAGCCGGGTTGGCTGCGATGAACTCCGCGACGAGGTCCTTGCACGTCTGCGGGCTCTCAAGCTCAGTTTGGAGCACGATGTCACCATAGCAATGGACATTGATCCATGTGGGGTCGCCGATGCTCTCGGGCAATGTCACGATCCTTTCCACGCACTGCGGATTGACAGAGAACACCGGGCCTAGGCTGATCTTCACGCTGCCGATATCTGACTTCTCACGGAACGTGGTCATTTGCGTTTCCTCTTGTCCTTTTCGTCGAGGTACGTGGCTTTGCAGATGTCCTCGCCCTTCTTGATGACGAACGCGTTCAACTGGAGCCGAGCCACCACACGCTCGCCGTTGTAGCGCGAGCTAGTCTTGTCGATGAGATCGAAGAACTTCCTTCGGTCCGCGCCGGTCAAGAGTTTAGGCTTGGGGCCAGTGGCTCCAGACTTTCCACGCTTGGGAGATGCAGTCGTAGACTGGCTCATGAGGTACTCCCGGAATGTCGAGCGCGTCCCCGATAGGGACGAGCCGGGTTGTTGGGTTCTCGCGACAGAAGGTCCGCATGTCACGCGGGGCCTGATAGTGCCAGAGATCGCCGACGCTCTCAGCGCCGAGTTGCTCGTTGATCACTTCGAGATTGGTCAGATCGAATTGCGTGCCGTTGGCCCACACGCGCGACGAGTTCGCGCAGAACGTCTTGATTAGCTTGCACATCGTTCGGATGGACGCACGCTCGCCGCCATAGACTGCCCAGTGCGCCGAGGCCTCGGGCTTCTGCTCACGCCAGAACTTTTGCGTGCCCTTGCTGACCTCGCGACCGAGCAATAGTTGCTGCTCGATGTTGGGGATGATGAGCGCGCGGTTTCCAAATCTCGGCGCTTCCAGTGGTTCGGGCGTGAACTCGACCATGCCAACCGACAGGATCAGCGCGTTATGCTTCGACAGGGACAAAGTCTCGATGTCGATCATCACGTGGTCATACGTCGGCACAGGCTCGTCTCTCGGCGCGTGGAACGCAGCGAGGGTCGGGTCCGACACCTCCACGCGCTTCGCGTTGGGCGAGAGATCGGTTCGATCAACGCGGGGCGGGCGACCGTCAGAAGGGAATATCGTCATCCGTGTTCTCCGATGGGGGACGTTGATGGTTGGCTGCTCGCCGTCTAGCAATCTCCAGCGACGATGTCAATGGCTTTCCGCCTTCACGCGATACCTGATACTGGAGCAACAGCGCATGCGTGATCCATCGCCGGGCTCGTTCTCGGTCCATCGTCTTTATGCCGACGCGACCCTTCAAATTCCAATCGTAGTCGAGCCGACAGGCTCGGCACGCGGGCGGGCGAGTGTCATGGTTGATTGAGAACCAATAGGGCTGACGGTCAATCTCAAGCATCATGGCCGCGATCATCGCAGCCACGTTGCGGTCAGGCAGGCTAGGCGAGATCGTGAGAAGCCGGGCGGCTTCACTTTGTCTTGGTGCGGACATGCGTCACCATACGGTCAGGGACACCGTGCTCGCACGTCTGCACCGATGCACAGTCCATCGGCTCGATGCAGTGCTGACACGGGATGAACACTTGGAGATCGACGACCTCGTCGGTCTTGGGCTCCAGCTTGCGCGGGTCCCATCCCAGACGAACGCCGCGCGCCAGAGTATCGAACGCCTTGGCGACGAGATCAAACCATTCCGCGTTCTTCTCCCACTTCGGATGCACGTGGGTTGACTTCTTGAACGGGGGCCAGATGGCGCGCGTGGTGTACGAGCCCTCGGCGCGCAGACGCTTCGCCGTCTCCCGGCTGATGTCGCCGCGCATCGTGCACAGCATCGCGCACCGTTCGATCTCGTCACGCCGACCGGCGCGCTCGCCAGCCTCCCACGCCTCGTTGTAGTCATCCTGCACGCCCATGATCATTCATCCACGTTGACGCCGTGCGCTTCGATATCTCGCGTGAGCGCGGCGATCTCACGGTCGAGCATGATGGCAAGCTGAGCGCGCACGCTCGCCTTTGATAGCAACGCAGCGAGATCGAACTCTTCGCCGTGATACCACGTCTTGACGCTGACCGTGTTGTGCCCGGGGTCGCATGCCTCGCGCGCCTTGCGCAGCGTCTTGAGCTTCGCACGGTACTCGACCATCAGTTCTGCGCTGGACAGGTTCATCGCCGTTGCTCCAATCGCACGAGGTCCTCGTGGATGTTTCGAAGCTGAGCTTCGAGCCCACCGATGCCAAGGATGAAGACGGTTATGAATATGATGCGCAGGATCATGGCTGCCGACCTTCGGGATTGTCGCATGTGCCGAACAGGCAAGAGTTGCGAGGCAAGAAGTAGTAGTCGTTACCCAATCGCACGTGGCAACGACAATACGGGACGAAGATCGGCGTCGCCTCGCGCTGCTCAGTGTCAGGCATGTGCAGTATCTTTCCGTCGCCCATGTTCACTTCGCGCATGTCAATCAACCTCGTGTTTGTGACCCTCGGGCAACGCCTCGCGTGCAGCCGCGATTGAGCGCTCGACTGCGAACTTGAGATCGACAAGCTCTCGATGGCTCATCGTGCCAAAGAAGTGCGAGCAGCCCGCCGTCTCGTGCGTGAGATTGACCCAGACAGGGTAGCCGGTATCCGTGATGGTAGCAGTGATGGAGTTAACGTGGATGTTCGTGCTCATATCACTTGTGTCCCCAATTGATCTCGCCGTCGATACAGAACAGCGGCGTGATACTGATGAGCGTGTGCCGCCACGACGGGCTGGCGAACTTCTCGTCGTAGAGTACCCGGGCCAATGCCTCGTTCGCGGCAATGAAGTGATACACGCGCTGCTCGGTCACTTGCTTGACTGTCTTCTCGACCTCGCCCGTACCGTAGACGCTCCGGACCTCGTCGAGCACCACATTGGCCACGACCTGATACACTTTGCGCGCGTCATAGACCGAGCCGTTGGTCACCGTGCGACCGCCGCCCTCTGCGATGAACGTCATGTTCTGTCCTTCCACCAATTGGCGAGCTTCTGCGCCTGATCATCGTCGCTGATGATCTCTTCACCGTTGACGCGACAGCCGATGCTCTTCGCGTAGCGAATGAACTCCGCGTAGAACTCTTCCGCGCGCCACGCTTGGAGGCGCAGTGCCTTAACGTCTACGCGCATGTTGATCGCTCCGCGCCAGCGTCGTCGCGCTCGTGATCCTGTCGCCCACGAGCTTCGCTAGGCAGTTGTCGCCTTCCTTCACACGATACTCGGATGCGCGCTCTTCTTTCCACACGCGCTTGGGGCAATACTGCCCATCGTGGTCACGCTCGACCACTTGGAACGCGTCCTCATCGCTCATACGAACCGGGACGCCCTGACCGACGAGTTGAATGCACTTCGCCATGTTACCTAAACTCCACACTAAAGCTGGCCACCGTAGCGCCAGCGAGGAATGCCCAACCGACCTCAGTCGATATCATGAAGCTGATGAGAGCGCCACCGACGATGCAGGCAAACCGAACAGGGTTTGTAAGTTTCATCACTTCACCTCGTATGTATAGCCGCGATCAACAAGCCATTGCTGGACGGCGTAGAGCGGATAGCCGCGCAGCGCCATGAACTCGCGACGCATCGTGGCCTTGCAATTCGCAACGAACACGTCGGCCTCGCCGAATGAGTTCTGCCCCGGGTAGAGCGGAAAGTCAACCGTCTCGCCGTACTTGGTCGCGCTGATCGTTCCCCACTGCTCGCTCATGCTCGCACCCTGATCACGTGGACCGCTATGCAGTCCTCGGCGTTGTTGTTGATCCGCTCAATCGATGCGGGCTCGACCGCCGTGACGTAACACCGTCCGCACTGGGGCAGGAAGACAAGCTCGCCCATATGATGGCCTTGCACGTGTTCGCGCACGAGAGCGACAAGCTTGTCAGTGGCATCATCGCGGTATTCTGTTCGCTGCTTGCTCATCGAAAACACCGTTCGCTTTGGCTCACCGCGCACCATACGTGCGCGCTGATGAGTGGGTCCACATAGACCATCCAACCGATGATGGCAAGCGCAAAAAGCATTCCGAGCACGAACTCGCGCATCACTCGTCCTCATCGTTAACGCGAACGGGCATGATGCGCCCGGTCGCCGGGTCTCGCCGCTCATCACGGATAGACGGCCAGTCCATGCGAGGTGCGAACATGCGCGCGATCTCTTGGTTGCATCGCTTGATGTGGGCCTCGTCCATGGGGAGGTGGTGCGGCTTGAGACGACAATCGTTGATGTGATCGCCCATGTGCACGATCACGACCTCGTCGCCCGCTGTCATCCCGGCCGCGACCGCGTAGGTCAGCAATTGATCCAGCCGACCGATGTGGCTGTCGCCCATTACGCCCCTCGTCTCGATGTCGAAGTTGACGCGCCGTTCGCTACGCCGACGCGCCGTGCGGTATTTGCTTTTGCTTCTGATGCGCTTGCTCATTCGATGTCCAATCCTGAGAACCTGTTCCTCGGCTTCGCGTCTTCAATCGCTTTCTGCTTGCGTGCGTCCGCGCGCTCTATATCAGCGAGCGCTTCACGGCGCAACCTCTCACCGGCAGCCGCATAGACGCTCTCGTTCGTGGGAAACTTGAGCCCATCCGGGTCGCCGCCGTAGTCATAGCCGCCGTCACCGACGACTTGGCCAAACTCTTTCATCGCCGCCATCGCCGCGTCCGCGCTGATCATGCCTTCCTTCAACGCGCGACCGATGGCCTCCATCTTATCGTTGAACGCGTTCGGCACCTCGCCGCCGTTGGCGAAGCCGGGAGCATCACCATACGCGTTGCGCTCCGCGCGCTTTAGTGCTCGCTCAGCTTTCACGCGTTCGATCTCGCGCTTGAGATTGGCTTCGACATCGCTGACCATGTTCGAATAGGCCGGGCTGTTGCCGATCATAACGTTCTTCTCGCGCTCGCGCATCTCGGTCGCCGTGATCGACCGATCACACTGTAGCTGCACCGCGTACTCAGACAGCTTGTCAGCCTCGGCTTGGGTCAGGTTCATCACGCCGACCGAGAACGGGCATGCCGCGTTCTCAAGCGTGGGCGTCGCGTACTTGTTGACCGTGATGGCAACGAGCCGTGGCCCTGATTTTGATTTGCTGCGAAAGAGGCTCATTTGCTGTCGCCGTCGAGGTCGAGGCCGGAGAACCTATTTCCATATTTCGTTGGTGTCAACACCTCGCGCTCGCCGCGCGCTTGCTCCAACCTGATCACGTGGTCGATGATGCTCCGCGCCTCGTAATTGCTGACGCCGTCCACGATCACGGACATGCCGCGCTCAGGGGCCGCGTTCGCCATCCTATAAATTTCGACTTTGACCCTCTCCGGCAAACGGCCGATCACCGTGGTCATGGTGGACAGTAACGAAGCCATTGGTTTCTCCCCGGGGCGGCGGCCGATGCGCGGCATTGATCTAAATCTTGAGTGGCACGAGACGGTCGAGCGCGGAAACCGCCTCGTCCATCGTCATGGGTTGGACCCTCGTGACGCGGACACCGTGCAATTCAGCCCTGACCTTGAGCCGTCCCGGCCGGTCGCGTGATCGGTTGAGATGGTTCACCGCGTTCGTAACACTCCGCCGATGATCTTGCAAGCTCATCCCGGCCGGGGTCCTGAGCAGGGAGCTTTCACCGATGGCCAGCCGGTCAAGTCTGCGATGGGCTCCGCGATATGGGTGCATGAGTTCGACCTTAGAAATAGTCTGAGAAAGACCTGAGCAAGTAGTGAGAAAAGTCTGAGATATCGACCTCAAAACGCCTTAACAGGCCGTTTTCATGCTGTCAACCGTTTTCGCCGACCCGCATAAACATTGGGTTTCTTGCATCGACGAGGCCGTTTTTCAGGGGTCTTTTTCCACTTTTTGCGCTCTACGGTTGGGGCCGCAATAAACCTAAATCCCTTGCTACGGCCTTGTCATTGCTCGCGTATTCGCCCGTGTGGAGGTTTGTCATTTCTCAGCTTCTCAAATACTGTTCTCACCGGAATTGTCAGCTTATCCCATTGAGAACGACCACATTTCTCACTATCTCAGTACATAGCCCTTTACCCAGTATAAGATTGTTATAGTATAGGAGTGAGGCAAAGTGCTGAGTTGCTGAGTAATGGCCCTTTTGTGAGGGATGGCTCCGCCTCCTAGCGTCAGGGACGAAGGCACTAATTTAGAGTTATGATTAACGCCTCGACGTGGCGCGTTAACCTTAACCATTAACCTTAATCCCGCACGCGAGATTAACCTTAATTCTTTAGATTAACACCCCCTGTAGGGGGCTAAATGGTTGATTATTAACGTTAATATGCTCCTGCTACCACGTACACAGGGGTATGTCTACCCCACTATACTACCTATGTGGCATTAACCTTAACTATTAAGGTTAATAGACGATACTATACGTGACATACATCACATAGTAAGTGATGAACCTATTAACCTTAACTATTAAGGTTAACGCGAACTCATGCGTTGACGCGACCCCCGGTACGTGCTAAAATGGGGCCGGGCGAGTTACGGGGTAGGACCCAGATTTCGAGCGAGGTCGGGACTGCCTATGCCCCCTAGCTTCCACACACTTCCTCGTTTTTGAACCGAAATTTAGAAAAATAAAAATATGGGATTAAGAAAAATTCGAGCTTGACACCGGACAGGTTCTCAATTAGGGAAAAACTCCCGTCCCCTGCCACAGAGGCGATCATGCCCTATCGCAAGAAGCTCCATCCGGCATTCCGCGTTGACAACGATGTCCACATCGCTCGCGCCAAGGCGCTGACGCACCACTTCCTGAAATCCGAAACGCATGTTTGCGTCGGCGATCACGAGCCGGAGATGCGCAACGATCTCCGCGCCGAGCTTCGCGCCAATGCGTGGAAGCTCGACATGCCGCCGGAGGTCGCACGCCAATGAACACCGACAGCGAGAAGCTGATCCTCGAAAATCAGCGCGCCATCATGCGGGCGCTCGGCTACGAGGCGCGCTCGACGTTCGTCCGCGACGACATGCGAGAGCAAGTCCGCAAGACCGACGAGCGCATCAGCGTGATCAACGCGACGATCACGGACGAGCAGCGCGCGGGCGTGCACTATCCCGGACGCGAGCCGACAGCGGGCGAGATCATCATATGAGCCATCGAGAGAAGGGTCTCACGCCGCACATCATCGCGGGCGTCCCGGATAGTTACCTCGTGCCGCAGGCGATGCAGAAGATCATGGAAGCGCTGCCGACGTGGCCCGGCCCAACAAGCTATCCGGTCTATCTGCCGAAGAGCCTCTACGACCGAGCGGCGAAGCTCGGCTACGACATGACGTGCTATGCGGTCGCGCAACCGATGCCCACGGGCGGCGGTGACATCTATTGCGGCGGCAAGCGCATCGGCGTCAACGGGTCGATCACCATCGAGCCCGGCTCCGTCACGCGGCGAGGGAACCCAAAATGAAAATAGTCATCGAGCATTCGCAGCCATCGGCCGCGCAACGCAAGCACGCGATGAAGCGATTGAAGGCCGGGATGTTGCAGGGCGCGTTCCACAATGCGACCATCCCGCCGAACCACTACATCCTGTCGCACGGTTCACTGACGGCGCGCAACGACTACGCGCAACCGAAGAAGGACGAGAAGTCATGACTGACAAATCAGATGCTCCGCAGCACGCGAAGCTCGCGCCGAGCGACGCCGCTCGATGGGAGTGCCACGGGGCGAAGCCGGTTCGCAAGTCTCACAATCGCAACGGCTCCGCGTGCCATGGCAAGGACGTTCCATGCCTCGCCGGGCTCAACGGCAAGTGCGTCGCATGCTACGAGGATGACTGACCATGACAGGACGACCGATCAACGAAGACCGCCAGAACGCGCTCGCGCTGGGCCTGCGCACTTACACCGGCTCGCGTCACGCGAAGTGCGGCACCTATGTTCGCTACGTCGCGGGCGGCGGATGCGTTCACTGCGCGCGGATCATCGCGACCGAGCAGCGGGAGGCTCGAAAATATTTGCAGGCTCAGCTTGACAAGCCCGCCAGTGATGGCTTAGACAGCGACGACGCCGAGGCCCGCCGACAGGCGGATATCGACAGCCTGATGTGAGATCGGCCATGGGGCCGATCACCGCTATGGAGCAATCCGCATGCCGCTCGACCACCTCAACAACGATCAGAAGTTCTTCGCTGAGAAGCGCAAGCTTTCGCCAGTGTTTCCGGACCCAGCCACGCAACTGTTGCGGCTCCAGATGCAGCGCGAAGCCATTGCTGCTCGCGTGCTGCTTGCGCTCTGCGCGGTCTTCGCCATTGCTGCGCCGTTCGCCGACCATCCGTGGTGGATGGCCGCCGCGTCGGCGTGGTTCGGCTTTGGGTTCGTGGTCACGTGCTTCGTCGCGGGAAGCCGCGCGCACAAACGAGCGGGCGGGAAAAGTGGCCGACCATTCTGACGACTTCGATCTCGCCAAGCAGCTTCGCATCGCGGCGCGCAACCGACGCATCGGGAAGCGGCTGGAGCGCGAGCGTGCTTTCTGGCGGATCACAGGCATCTCGCTTGCGTGGGTCTCGCTCTCGGCGCTCGTGCTCGGGATAACCGCTGTGATGTTTTTAACGGGACACGTGCGATGAAACTGATCGCGGACTACCTCGTCTGGCTCGCCGTGTTTCACGGCGTCGTTGATCCTGTCGTCGCGATCTTCTCCGGGACACTCTGGGGCTCGCACGCCTTCCTCGGCGGCGCGTTCGTCGTGACCTCCATCCTGTTCGGCAACCTCTACTTCGAGGACGATCTCAATGCCGTACTGTGATGTTTGCCGAGGCGAGAAGACCGTCAACCTCGCGGTATGGCCATTGATGGAGCTATCCGGGGAAGCGGCAGAGACCGAGGTCTCAATAACGAACCCGACGTTCAAGGAATTTCCATGCCCCCAGTGTTGCATGGTGCCGTTCAAGCGTGTGCGGGCGACGAAGGTCACGACCACATACCCGGCGTCGGACTTCGCAAAGCTACAGATGCCCATCGAGCGCGGGCTCGCTGCGCGTTTCGGCGAGTACCTCTACCGCGAGGGCCTGATCAAGTTCACGACCGAGGGCTCGGCCGACTTCGGCCCTGTCCGGGATAAGATCGCAGTGACCGCGCACCTTGGCGTCGTCGCGGCCAAGGATGTCAAGCGTGCGGGCTCCGACCCAGAGGTCGCGCTTACCCCGGCCCCGCCGTTGCCGGACCGGCTGCGCGAGCGGATCAAGGTCGGCCCGAACGCGAGGCGATGGAAGCCGCCGGTCGAGGTCAGCTTCCCGAGCGATACACTCACGGACGAGTTCGACGAGCCGAAGGACGCGCTCGGTGCTCGCTTCTCAGGACTGGAGATCGAATGAGCCACGTCTACGAAAGCGCTGCCCTCCGCATTGTGGATTGGCTTCATCAGGCCGAGCGCGATCTCGTGGGCAAAGCTATCGCCACGTTCAACGGCGAAGCTGGCACCGTGCAAGCATTGAAGCTTGACGAACACCACGGATTGTGCTTCACCATCGACGACCCGGTCAGTGGGTTCGACGAGGTCGAGTGCGGCATAACGCGGCGCTGGTATCCTGTCTCGACGATCAAACAAAAGGAACGATGACCATGAACGTTCTCGACTTCGGCCTCACCGCTTGGCAAGTTGCTTCGCTCCCGTTCTGGGCGCTCGCCCTGTTCTTCGTCGTGAAGCTGTTCCGGCCTGCGCCGGAGTTTCGAGCGCGCAACAAGCTCGGCGTCCACATCGCGTGCTCGCTGATCGCATGCGGCGTCTTCGCCTACATGGCTGCTCGGCTCTGGAGCTAAAACGATGGACGACTTCGAGCTTCAACAGGAACGTCATCGTCGCCAACTGATGCTGATGCGGATGCAGGGCGAGACCAATCGAATGGATACGCGTGTGCTGATCCTGCGCGCCATCGCCGTGGGCCTGCTCATCATCGGGATAGTGGGATGATGCTATGAGGGGCGCTATCAATGCACGCCATGATCCGCGCTGCCGCGTCTGGGCTGTCGCGACCGCGTCGCTCTGGGGCATCGCCGACGATCACGATCTCGACGAGCCCGTGCAATTGACCGAGGCCGCTCCAGTGCGCGTAGGCTTCAACGGGCTCCGTATCATCACGGACAGGGTTCTCTCGCTGGAGGTCGTGCGTGCGGGTCATCACGCGATGCTCCGGCTCTACTTCCGGCCGGACAAGTTTCACGAGATCGATGTCTCGGGCGTCACCGCTGTTCTGTCGTCCGACAAAACCGTCGAGGTAACTACGTCATGATCATCAACAAGCCGACCCCAGATCGCGGCGTGTGCTTTGCGTGGACCCCGAAGTGGACCCCGGACGGAACGGTATGGCTTGAATGGGTTCACTACCGTCGCGTCGAGGACGCCTACGACACGCGTCCGTGGCGATACGCGCGCTGGGTCCCGGAGGCGCGATACAACAAAGGCGAGCGTGCTTTTGCGATCAAGCCTGTCAGGCCGTGCACGTGCCCTGACAACATGGTCGGTCACGAGGCTGCGTGCCGCTTTTCGCCACCAGCCTATTTCGACTACGAGGTCGCCAACGGCCGGGTCATCCCGCCGAACGTCTCGAAGTGCGGAGAGCGCAACACGAATGATCCCTGTCGCTATCCCAAGTGCACGTGCATGAACATCGGAGGCTCGACGTGTCCGACGTGATCGCGCTCGCGGCTAAGGCGGCGCAGAAGCTCGAATACACTACCGACAGCCTTGAGGACCTCGCCGACAACGACGAGACCGTCGCCGCTGTCGTGGACGATCAAAGATTTTTGCAGGCGCTCGACAGCATGGTCTTCTGTTGCGTCACTTGCAATTGGTGGAAACGCCAACGCGAGAACGCGACGCCTGACGGCGCTCAGTGGGAATGTCAGGAGTGTCATCGTGACAACGCACCCGAATAAACCTAAGCGCGCCATGATCGTGCACATGGTCATCGACCCAGTCCCGACTGGCGAGGTGCCAACGGTACGAACACGCTGCGGCCGGACCATCGATCATCCCGTAGTCTCGGCCGCCGGTCCGACGCGCTACGATCTCATCGCGCGAAACGGAAATCAATTTTTCTGCTCGACGCAGTCGGACATGATCACGTGCGTCAAGTGTCGTCACCTCCTAACCGTGGATGCAAACCATGTCAGACCGAGTAGGCCCGCCAGCCCCCAGAAACGAACCGTGGCGCATGCCCGTGCCGCCGCTCCCCGAACAGCCCGGCCGCACTCCCGTCCCCGTGCGTAGCGCTCGGGACGAGGCCTGTAGCCGGTTCATCGTCGAGGCTCACTACGCCAACCGATACAACTCGGTCGTGGTCGCAGCGATCAAGGATGGCTTCGCGGCCGGATGGGACGCTCGCGCGAAAGGACTTGACGATGCCATTTGAAACAGCTATCGCGATCATCTTCGCGCTCGTCATCGTCGGCGGTGCGGTCTCATACTGGATGATCCGATGACCGAAATGCAGCTACGAACCTACGCCGTGACCATCGTCGGCCCGACGATCTTGCTTGTCTGGAGCCTTGTGCACTCATGGACTTGAACGCGGCGATCAAAGCGGCCGAGAGTGGCGTCGCCGTCCGTGACGACGCGACGATGACGGTCGGCTGGACAATGCGGTATGTGAAGGAAGACAAACTGCTCTACTACTTCAACCCGAAGGGCGAGCGCGCACATCGGGTTGCGTTTCACGACGCTCAGCGCGCATCCTATCAATGGAAGATCATCGAAGGGACCTAGCTATGGAGTTACTTCTCGTGTTCTTAGTTTTCGCTGTCGCCATCGTGATCATGGTCTTGACGCGCCCTCGGTCGCCGCTCGCCAAGCCGAAGGTTGACGGACACGTCACCACCTTCGCCCAGATCAAGCGCGAAGAGCGGAGCCCCGGAACGTTTGGTCATCGTCGCAGGATGCGTCCGATGCGCAAGAGCCCGACGCTTGCCGCGCCGTATGTGCCATCGACCATCTATCTGACGCCGCGTCAACTGGAGCGCGTCAACATCGAACGCCGATGGCTCGGTAAGCCCGCGCTCAACATCGCGGGTATCCAGAACGCAGTTGCTCATGCGTGGGACCAACCCCGCAAGCAGCCGGACAATGGCACGGATTGGATCACGTACCTGATCCTTTACGAGGTCCTTTTTGCTGACCATCAGTCGTCGTACTGTCACGTCTCCAGCGGCATCGCCATCGACCCCGAGAAGCCCTACAACGGACAGGGCGGCGAGTATGCGGGCGCTGGAGCCTCGGGCTCGTGGACGAACGACCCGGTCGCCACGGCTGTTGCTGTCGGTATCGTGGCCAGCGCGAGTGCTGATCCGCTCAGTGATCCGGCGAGCTTTAAGGGTTCGTCGGATCAGGACCCGAAGTATCAGCCCGGCGACACGGTCGGCGGCTATGCCGCGCGCAGTGAACCGATGCCGGAGCCTGCACCGAGTTACACGGCCCCGAGCGCACCGAGCGTGAGCGATAGCTCGTCGTCCTATAGCTCATCGAGCTACGACAGCGGCTCATCGTCCTCCGGCGGAGGCGACAGCGGCGGCGGCGGCGGCGGAGGCGGAGGCGACTGATGCCCAGTGATGTCCCCAAAGCGCGGGAGATCGTTGACGAAGTTCTCACCGGTCTCCGGCCGCTAGATGATCTAGCGGAAGCACTCGTGCTGATGAAGCGAGACAAGTCTATTCGTCATGCCCGTGTCGAGTGCAATCGGGTCAACAAGGAAATTCGAGACGCGGTTCTACGCGATCTCGCCGACCCGCGATACGCAGGGCTGAGCCGCGCGAAGATGGGACGCCGACACAACATCGGCTCCGGGCGCGTCACAGAGATCGAACAGGGAAAGTACGACGACCTATGAAATGCCTCGACGCGAGCGACCGTGAAAAACTTCTTGACCTCATCGTCGATGCGGGTCTAGTAGAGATCACCTACGCTCGCGTCGAGCCCGGCTCAATCTATTGCACCGTCCAACGAAGGAAGAACCCACATGGCCACGTCAGCCGAACAACTGATCCTGCGCGGACTTCACCTGATGATCCTCGCGAGCTTTTCGCCGAATGAACCGGCGGCGCAAGCGAAGCATTTCATGGCGCTCCAGAACGCAGTCGGCCCATGGTTGAAGGACTACGCCGACGAGATCGCGAAGCCCGCAGTGGACTTCACGCTCACGCTGCCGCCGGAGACGCCGGATCACGGGTCGGGCGGCATTCAACAGTAAGCTTCATCAGCAACGGAGGGTCGGCCAATGGCCAAGACACGTCGGAAGAAAATCAACAAGTCGCCGCTCAGGCCGTACCGCAACGCCAAGGCGTTCGTCGCGGATAAGGGCGACATGATCACGACCAAGGGCGTCCGAGGCCGGACCCTCGTCAAGCGCATCACGGATGAGAGCGGCAAGCGGCTCAACACCGTGCGGCTCACCGAGACGCTGCCGCAGGTTCCGGCGAAGCCGGTCGGCGACCGGAGGCCGACCCCGATCTTCGTCGGCCGCCAGTATACCGGCGTGCCGCGCAGCAAGCCCTACCCGTATCGCTCGGTCAAGCGGGGCGCTGTCCCGGCCCCGGCCCCTGTCGGGCTTCTGGGCGGGCTCGCCAGCGTCGGCAAACGGCTCAAGAAGGTGGTAACCGGGGAACAGTCGGCGTGAGACGGACCCCCGAGCAAATCCTGCGCTCGATGGACGAGATAGCCCGAGACATCACAGTCTCGGGCTTGCTCGGTCAAGCCCGGCGTCTCCGCCGGTTCCGGACCGAGATGACACATTTCGTAAATTCCGAAAATAAGACCCGCGAAAAGACACGGGACCCGTTCGTCGCGGTGACAGCTAGTCTAGCTGCGGCGATCTCGCTTCTGGAGCGGACCCCGGGCGCAGCTAGGGCCGCTCCGTCGAACATGATGTTCGATCAGATGCTCGCCGACTACCGGCGGTCTCTGGAGGCGGCGCGGAAGGCGCTTCGAGCCCAATCCATGCCTCGCCCAGTTGCTGGGAAGCTGCGCGCTCGCGCGCTCGCGCGAGGGCCGCACGCCGGAGCCTAGCAAGCTCCAGCGTGATCTCGTCTTCAAGCGTGCCAAGCATTGACGCAACCCCCGACCGACGCGCAGTAGAACGCGACGGAGATTGCGCCGGGCTCAAGGGTCAGCCGGTCGAAGAGCCGGTCGGCCTGTTCGCGTGAGTGATAACGATGCTCGACCCGATGACTTTCGGTCGTGAGCACGACGAACGTGAACATCTCGTTTTCCATGACGGTCCTCAAAAGTTGGCGCTGTCGTCGAACGCGAACTCGCGCACGGGCTGGGTCTCGTCTCCCTCGGCGAAGAAGACCACGTCTCCCGGGGCGACCTCGTCCCGGGCTCTTCGGTCCCAAAAGCGGTGAACGAAATCCGGCTTGCCGAATGTCTTCACCGCCGTCAGGTATCGATCATCCTTGAAGCCGACGAAGTGATACAGACCGCGCTCTTCGTAGGGCGTGCCCTTCACTGCATCGTTCCACGCTTGTCGGGTCAGATAGACCCTGCCGTCGCGAACCTCGACGACGCCGTCAGCTACCAGCTTTTCCACGTGCGTCATGTTCTTTCCTTCGAATTGCGTCCATGATCTCGACGGCGCGAGCATGGCAGGCTTTGAGCGTGCGTCGCCACTCGAAGCCGAAGTGATGGGTCAGATATTGCTTCGCGTCGCTATCGTGCACGCTGATACCGAAGCCCGCGTCCGTGGCGCGCGTGATGTGGAAGTGCACGCTTCCGTGGTGGGCCTCGTAGTCATACATCGGCCGCCCTGAGTTGTCGAAGCCGTCGCGCTTGCGCGTCCACTCCAGCCCGGCGACGACCTCCCAATGGGCCTTTGGCTTGCGCCGACAGAGGGCCGGATACGTGGTCATTTCCAAATCCTCATGCGCTTGCGGCGATATCGTGCGACCGAGAGCGCGAGTTGCTCGGTTTCACATTCGATTGGCAGGCCACGCGCGTCGCGAGCGACGCGCATCTTGCCATCACGGCCGACGTAGAAGGCGAGCCAACGGTCGGCACAGAAAGGAACAGCTTGTGTCACGCGAACACCTCATAGCATTTCGGCTTCACGACTTCGCCGTCCATCAGGCGCACGCGCCAGACCGAGCAGCCACGCGCGCCGAGAACATCGACCGCGTTGTCGGCGAGACGCTTCGCATGGAAGTAGTCGTCGCCATCGAACTCGCACCAAGAGCCATCGCTCGCTTCGCAGGCGACGATGTACTCGACCCGGCGAGCGACGCGACCCGCGTCGCGCTCAGCGGTGAAGAGGTCGGCGATAGAAGTGGCAGAGAATTTCGGCATCGCTTGCGCTCCAGCCCGGGATTGGGCATGACCATGACGTAGCGCATCCCGGATGGACCCGCAAGCGACACCTCGGCCTATGGTTTACGCACGGTTAAAACCCCGGCCAGCCGGGCGTTATCGAAGTGTTAACCACGTCACACGGTTCGGCTTGCGGGCTCATCCGGGATGCGCTACATCCGGGTCATCAGCAACGAGAGGCCAGACAGATGTCACAATTTCGCGTTTACTTTTTCAACCTTGAAACCCGCAAGGAAATGACCGACTACGAGGGCAACGGCAAAACATGGCTCGGAACCGGCGGCATGGTTCTCAACAAGAACCGCAAGTATGTGCAGGGCACGACCACCGAAGTCGGCTTCTGCTCTTACGGTTCGCTCTCGAAGGTCGTCGGCGAGAAGCGGGTCACCGCTGCCGACTTCGACCATCCGGTCGCCGTCAAGATTTGGTTCGGGCCGGACAACTTCGAATGGCGCAAGCTCGTCGCGCCGGATGCGTTTAGCTGGAGCGTCGCCGAGGCGGTCGCTTCTCAGAAATACTGCGGCAAAGCGAAAGCCGAGGCGTGACGTGCAACTGCGAACCGTCAACAACGTGTTCTCCGCCAGCAAGCTCCCTTTGGAGCTTGTCAAGGGCAAGGGCTATCTCTACTTCGTCTTCGATGACGGCAAGCGTTATGATACGCTGTCAGTCATGGTGGCGAGGCTCAACGACCTTTCGCTCGCGCAATGGGTCGATGAGGGCAAGCAATTCGCCGCGCGCATGATGGGAGTTGAACATGGCTGACAAGATCAAGTTTCCGATCACGGTCGATCTCACTGAGCTTCGGCTCGCGGATGTCATCGAAGTTTTCGATGGTCCGTTCGGCACCGCCGTCGTGACCCAGATCACCGACACCGAAGTCATCACGCATCGCCCCTACGGCGTGACGGGAGATTTCAGTTACACCGGCGGCGTCCCGTACTCTGTCGGCAACGAAGTTTGCAAGTACCTTCTCGCCAGCACGAAGGGACACTACAAATTCAAAGTCTGGCAACGAAAGGACCTCAAATGAAGAAGTTGATATTGGCCGCGCTCGTCGCGGTCAGCGTCGTGTCCCCCGCGAAGGCATACGACGACTGGAACCGTTCCGGCTTTAGCGTCAATCACCACTACTACGGCTGGAACCTCGGCACCAACTCCGGGATGATTATCGTCGGACCTCCGGCGACGCAATCGGAGATCGGCAAAGCCCGCCACGAGCAGCGCGTCTGCTCGCCGGTCGTCATGTGGACCGACGAAGGCCGCATCGTGCATCCTGCCATGGGATGTCGGCGATGAGTGCAGATGGCCGCGTGAAGATCGACACGGACCTAGTCAGCGTCAATGGTTGGCGGGTCCAAAAACCCGCCGACATGATCCTATACACCGCAACGCATCAATACCCGGGCGACTACGATCAGCTTCTCTATCGCGGCTTCACGATCTCGACCTTCGAGAACGGGCGAACCGTAGACGGAGTTTACACTGGACCGTTTTTCGTTCATGGTGGAGGCGATGCTGAATTGAAAGCTGACACCCTCGAAATAGCGCGAGAGTGGATCAACACCGAGGCGAACAAATGAGTTTGTGGACCGAGCCACAGTACCCGGGCGACGCCGTTCGCATACTGATGCTCAAGCGTGGGCACGGGAAGGCGATGGAGCTTGGCGACGTTCGCATCCAATGGCTGAGCGACCGAGCGGTCAAGGTTTGCATGTTCGTTCCGGGCGTCGAAGAGTGCTCGCCCGGCGACACGCCGAAGACATGGCCGGAGTTTCACCGACTGTGCAAGTTCAAGCCCGAGGCCGACGAAGTGTTTGACGAGTACGTCAAATGCGCGTATGACGCGGGCTGGCAAAACTACAACCCGGAGACAGACGGCAATGGCTGAAATCCGCAAACGGTCTATTCGAACGGTCAAGCGTGTCATCGCCGAGGGTCAACCTTCGGTCGGCACTCACATCGTCTGGGCTCCGCCGCAAGGCGGCTTCGTCAAGGCGATAGGGACTGAGATCACGGTCACCATCGCTGACTACGTCGCGCACTTCTCAGAAGACGAGGCGCTCGACCTGTTAAGCGATTTGCTCGCGAAGTTTTCCGATCTCCGTCGCGAGCGACAACAGAAGGCACGCGAGTATGCCGAACGCAACAAATGACGGCATCCCGACGTTCCTGATCATCTCGCAAGAGGAACGTCGGAAGGCGTGGGAGGACTTCCGTGCCAAGCCCAAACCTGCAACCCCTGAGCCGAAGCCCTACCGGCCCATCACTGGAGACGCGCCCGATGACGACCCTCACGCTTGAAGATGCAATCCGCAACCTCGCTGCGCGCGGCGAGATCAGCCACATCAGTCTGACGCCATCGCAGAACGGAACGAAGTGGCGCGGCTCCTACGCGATGTCCTCGAAGTTCGGCGTCTCGTTCGCCGAAGACGTGGACCCGGTCAAGGCATTGATGCTCGCGATGACGACCGGCAGCGTGAAAGCTCGGCCCCCGACGAAGCGGGACACCGATGCGGCCGAGGCTCGGAGCACCGGCTCCATCCCGCAAGAGACAGCCGACGCCAACCCGGCGACCGACGAGTTCGCGGACCTGATGTAATTGCTAGTTGCCCCGGGGTCTCGTCTGGGATAATCTCTCGCCCCAGATCGAGACATCCGGAGGCCGCCATGGCCAAACTCACAGCCAAGAAACGCAACGCGCTGCCCAAGGGAAAATTCGCGCTGCCCGGCAAGAAGGGCCAGCCCGGGAAGTACCCGGTCAACGACCCATCGCATGCCGCGAACGCCAAGGCCCGTGCGACCCAGATGGTCGCGAAAGGCAAGCTGTCCCCCGAGCAGGCCGCGAAGATCAGGCACAAGGCCGACGCCGTTCTCGGCAAGCACGACAGCACCTACCACAACGTCTGACGGAGCCCTCCGATGAAGGATGCACTCGGCCACGGGAGCAACGGCTCCGGCGACGGCGCAATGCTCGATGCGCTCAGGGCGCGATTGACGCACGTGACCTCGCTCAAGGGCGGCGGCATCCCGCAGTCGTCGAACGCCTCGGCAAGCGCAGCGCTCATGAGCGCGATGGGCAAAACGATGATCAAGGCCCCGCTCCAGACGTGGAATGATCGATCTCCAGAACGCGAGTACAATCGCAACCTCGTCACGCGCATTCGCAATGGCGAAGTCGGCCGCAAAGGAATGTGAACCATGAAAGACGCACTCGGCCACGGCTCCGACGCCGGAGTTCATTCGGCGATGATCAAGGCGCTCCCGGCCAAGCTCGGTCGGCGTCACTTCGAGCAGATCGCCGCCGACCTCCGCTCCAAGGCTGTCAATGATCCGGCCGGGCACGACGCTCGCGTCGAGGCCATGGCCAATCACCTTGCAACGACCAATCCGGGATTTCGACGCGACCTGTTCGTGAAGGCATCGCAGCCGAACACGAGCTACAAGAACAAGTCCACGCGCGAGATCACCAAAATCAACACCTCGAAGCAACTGGGCAAGTATCGTGCAGCGTCATCCAACACCGGGATGACCATGAGCACCAAGAAGTCGCCCGCGCCTCGGTTCAATGGCGGACACTTCGCAGGCGGTCTTGGAAAGTTCAAGTCATGAAGGACGCACTGGGACACGGCTCCAACGCGCGACCAATTCCGGGTCACGCCTATCACGCGAAGACGAACGATGAGCTTCGTTACATCCAACGGGATGCTCACGAGGCCGGTCGCAACGCGCAAGAGATGGGCGATCAGCGCGGCATCAACAAGTACGCGGACCAAGTCAACGACGCCTCGACCGTGCTCGCGTATCGGGCGCGCGGCGGCAAGTCGGACGCGCCAGCGGATCAGCTTCACAGCGGCACCCCGAAATCGGACCCGGCTCCGACGCACGACAGCATGGTAGCGAGCGGCGTTCGCCCGCTATATGCTCGGGTCTCGTCGAAGAACGGCTCCAAGCTCGGCGAGTACGGCCCGCACGCCACTCGCGAAGCGGCGGCAGCCGAGGCTTTCGCGAAGCATCCAAAAGCTCGGAGCGTGTCCACCTCATACCAACACGGGTTCGATATCCGGTATCACAACAAGTGACAAGAGCGCAGCGGCTACACGCTACCATGGCTCGTTGTCTGCGGGCGATCTCAACAACGAGGACTGATCATGAAGGACGCAAAGGGCCACGGCAGCGACACGGGCACGAGGGGAATGCGTCTGATCAAGACGCATGTCAACGGACCGCACTCGGCGAAGGTCTACAACAACCCGGAGTGGGGCGAGAAGGTCGTTAAATTTTTCCACAACGGCGTCTATCAATCGAAGGCCGACAGTCACACGGACGACATCGCCGACGCTCACGCGACCGCCCAGTTCCAGTTGCAGCGCTACGCCGATCAGGACGCAAAGGCCTCGCTCGCGAGCGGACCGAAGTCGGCACCGGCCCCAATCCACGACAGCATGCACGATTACGGTGCGTCGAAGGGCACAGGCCCGACCATGCGGCCGAGCAACCCGTCTCCGGACAGCACGCTCGGTCGTCATGGTTACAGCCCCGACGCGGTCAACAAGGCCATTGCTTCGTCGAACCGCAGCGGGCGGCGTATCGGCGGTAAGGAAGCAAGTGCAATCCACCGGCTGCTCAAGGGGCGCTAATGGCCCAACGATTTCCAAAGCCGACCCACTCGGTCGGCGTTTCCATTTTGGTGCCGCATTCGAAGTTCACGCCGACGCCGTCCATGTCCCCGCTGGAGATCGCCTTCTACAAGGGACGCGAGGCCCGGCGGCTCGGGCGTCCGGCGGAGAACCCGCACAACGAATTGTTAACCCCAAATGACGGGGCACTTGCGGCGGAGTGGGAGCGGGGCTATAACAGCATGAAGAGGACGCCATGAAAGACCCACTCGGACACGGCAGCAACGGACGCGGAGCTTTCAAGTCGCCGCGCCATCAGTTCAAGGTCGAGAAGCACATCGCTTTCCACGGCGTCACGGCGGCCGGGCAGAAGGTCACGACCTCGGGCAACATCTGGCAGAAGGTCGGCGGCTCGCGCCGTCGCGCTGTCGCCGAGAAGATCGCCCAGTTTCATCGCGTTGACAATCCCAACTCGCGTGTGAGGATCAAATGAAGGACGCTCTCGGCCACGGCAGCAATGCCCATGACTATGCATTCCATCGCGCGCACAACGCGGGCCTGACCGCGACCGTTGAGCAGCATGCTCGTGCCATGGATAAGTACCCAAGAGGCCCCTTGGGGCTGCCGCCGGAGCACATCAGAACCTCAACCGAATACCGGATGGAGAAGGCCAATCTTGATCGGGCTGTCTCCGCGCTCCGAGATCACAATGGGTTCATGGTCAAGAATTTCAAGAAAGAGATGAAGACAGATCGCGACGCTCGTCGGGGGTTCAAATGAAGGACGCGCTCGGTCACGGCTCCAACGCGCACAACACTGGCATCGAGACGTTGCCGCGCAAGCCGAAACCTATTTCGGAGTTGCCGCGTGCTGCCCTGCTCAAGGCGTATGAGAAGGCGCAGGCGAAGAGCAGCGAGATCAACAGCAAGCTCATCGACATGGGTCACGGCATGGTCAAGGGCAACGAGATCATGCAAATGACCGGCCATCCGATCTTCGATGAGTATCGCGCCAATACCGCGCACCTCCGCTCGCTGATCGACGAGCGCGAGGCGCGCAAACGTTACCAAGGCAACGAACATCCCATCAAGAAATCGAAATGGCTCTGACATGAAAGACGCACTCGGCCACGGCTCCAACGCCCACAACTCGGGCGTCGCCAAAATCGGCAAGCTCCCGCTCCATCCCAGCGTGATCAAGACTGTCACCGGCAACCCCGGCGGCTTCTCGGTTCGACCGACGAACGGGCGCATGCCGTCGAACGGCTTTATGGTTTCGATACCCGGCCACACGCAAATCGTTTCCGAGAAGGCGCTGAGCGGTCCGCAGGGCCACGAAATCATCTCGCAATATGCCAACGCGCACGCCGACGTGTTGCGTGATCCACGAGCGCACATCGGCGGCTGGACCGACAAGGAAACCGGCAAAACATATCTCGACGTATCCCACAACATCAGAAGCAAGCGTGAGGCCGTCAACACTGGCCGCAAGCACAACCAAATCGCCATCTGGGATGTCAAGCATGGAAAAGAAATCCGGACAGGCGGCACGGGGGAGTAACCGATGGCAAACCCGATCACTGTTGACAACGACGACGCGGCGCGAGCGCTGGCCAATGGCCATCCTAAAAGCCAGCGTGCGCCCCTTCGCGACCCTGCTCCGGTCCTTCCGGGCAGCCCGGGCACGGGAGCGGCTCCGGGAGCGAACGGACCGCCTACGACAGGCCCGATGGGGCCGACATCCCCGATAAGCGCGTGCTGAGAACATGCTAGTTGTTTGTCGCCGTCAAGCCTAGTAAGCTTGGCGGCGAAATCACATCTGCGCACGCGAGGACCTCATCATGGCGTATCAGACGAACGGCGGCACTGCGGCCCCTGCCAAGCAAGGCATGAAGGACCTGACCAACACCAACATTGCGCGCGATGGCGCTGCAAAGCGGCCCCAGACGAAATTCCCGACCACGTATGGCATGCGCGACCGCACCGCTGAGATGGCGGGCGTGAGCCCGGCCAATCCCGGCGTCGGCCCCGACGCGGACCCGGCGAACCCGCTGAGCCCGTCGCCGAAGCTCAAGAAGTTTCCGGACGCGCCCGCGAAGTGGGGCATGAAGGACGCCAACGGCCAGTCGGTCAACGGCAACCTCGGCCATGCTGTGCTCACCGAGGCGTCGAACCTCGGCCGCTAACCCCGAAGGATTTGACCAATGACCGACCCAATTGACGCTCAAGCTGCGGGCTCCGACGCCCTCATAGGTTCCAAGCAGAAGGCCAAGAATGGCTACGGCCAGAACGGCTATCAGGGACCGTCGAGCGACCTTCCCGGCCAGAGCACGCGCATGGATCGCGACTATGGTCTCCCGGCGGACCCGAGTGCCGATGCTGGCGACTGGCAGACCCGCAAGGTCGATCAGACGCCGATCACGACGCACCCCGGCATGAAGGCGCGCGACAGCAAGATCAGTTTCCCGACGAACAACGTCAGGGCCGCGACCAAGCGCGCCATGGGCGGCAACTATCAGAGGTGAACCATGAAGCTCGCATCGTTGTCCCTCGTTGCGCTGCTCGCCATCACTCCAGCCTTCGCCAAGACCCCGCCCAAGTCGGCGGCGAAACCGGCGGAGGCTACATGCTTCTCGTATGAGAGCGTCACCAAGTCGCTCGAAGACAAGGTCGGCAAACAGGGCATCGCTCTCAAGAAAGTCGAGGGCGACGAGGCCAAGAACTTCGCCAAGAACTATATGGGCGCGGACTTCAAGTTGCCCGACGATACGACCTTCATGTTCTATCGCATGAAAGAAGACAGCCCGATGATTTTGGTCGTGCGCTTTGTCAAAGGCTGCGCGATGAACTACGGCGCGCTTCCGGCCCGCCTCTATCCGTCCATTCTCGAAGACGGATCAATCTGACGACCGAATGATACGCGAACGCGCATAATCTGAGATTATGCGCGAACCCGTATAGGACGAGGCGCGCATGTGCGCGCTCCATCGCTTGTGCGGTGAATACTGAGAGGAACCACCGCATGAGCGGCGACAAAGAGCTTGATGAGATGCTTGGCCCCGACCCGGTCGCCGAGCCCGAAGAGAACCTACTTGACGGCGCAGTGCCCCTCGACCGATCAGGCAAAGCCGTCCTAGAGCGCTCGCGATCTTACCCTGTCAATCGCGCAGCCCGCAAGAACACCCCCGAACGCCTCAACCGTGCGCTGAGCTACGCGACCGAAATGCCGGTCGGCGCTGATGTCGCGCGTCGGCTCGGCATCAACTACACGACGTTGAAATATTGGCTCCAGAAATCATTCGAAGGCGCACCGGGGGATGGCTTCGACATCGTCATGGGCGACGACGACGAGAATGGCACCGACGACAACACCGTGCGCTTCCATGAAGCGTGGGACATCGCCATGGAGGCGGGCGTCCAGAAGGTCGAGGCTGCGACGATCAAGCGCGCGACCGGCTACGACGAGACGCTCGTCTATCAGGGACGTGTGCAATACAAGTACGACCCAAAGAAGCTCGCGGATGCGCGCGATCTCGGCTTGCCCGAGCTTGTCCCGGATAACTATCTCACCGACGAGTTCGGCGCTCCCGTTCCGGAGACTGTCTACAAGATGGACCCGGACCTTGCGATGTTCATCCTCAAGACCCGCATGTCGAAGACCTATGGCAACAAGGCCAGCGTCGATGTCAACGTGCGCGGCGGCGTGCTCGTGGTCCCGATGCGAACGATTGCGGCTACCGACCTCAACGAAATCGAGAGCAACTACCGCAAGACCGGGCGTCCGACCGTGACATTCGAAGAGGGCGGCGACGACGATGTTTGAGCTTACCGGATCAGTCGAGACTTTCAAGTCGATCAACGGCGAGTACGTCCCGTATGTGCGGGACGCTAACGGCGTGTTGAAGCAAGTCGCTTGGGCTCCCCAACCCGGCTCGCAAACGTTCTTTCTCGCTGATCCGACTGTCGAGGTTCTCTACGAGGGTACGCGCGGCCCGGGCAAGACCGACGCGCTCATCATGGATTTCTGTCAAGAGATCGGTAAAGGCCACGGCGCGGAATGGAAAGGCATCCTCTTCCGTCAGACCCATCCGCAGTTGCGCGACATCATCGAGAAGTCGAAGAAATGGATCAAGCGCATCTGGCCCGATGCGATTTACAACGAAGTGAAGACGATGTGGGAGTGGCCCACGGGCGAGCGTCTCTACTTCGCGCACTTCAACGTTCGCAGCGACTACGACAACTACCACGGCCACGCTTATCCGTGGATTGGTTGGGAAGAGTTGACCAACTGGCCGAACCCGGATTGCTACAAGAGCATGTTCTCGTGCTCGCGTTCGACCATCAAGGGCATGCCGCGCAAAATCCGTGCGACGACGAACCCATACGGCGTCGGCCACAACTGGGTCAAGGCGCGCTGGCGGCTGCCGATCAACGGCGAGATGGGGCCGAACGGCACGCGTCCGTGCGTCGGTCCGCTCATCGTCGGAGATATTGACGCCGAGGGCAACAAGGAACCGCCGCGTCGCGCCATCCACGGGTATCTCGACGAGAACCAATTGCTCTTGCACGCCGACCCCGAGTACAAAGGCCGTATCGCCGCCGCTGCGCGCAACGCATCGGAAAAGGCAGCGTGGCTCGATGGGTCGTGGGACATCGTCGCGGGCGGCATGTTCGACGACATCTGGTATGAATATCGCGACACGGTCGTCATGGAGCCGTTCGACATTCCGGCGGGCTGGAAAATCTATCGCGCATACGACCACGGTTCGTCGAAGCCGTTCTCGGTCGGCTGGTACGCTGTCAGCGACGGCACCGATCTCAAGCTTCGCGATGGACGCGTGCGCTCGACCCTGCGCGGCGACAAGTTTCGGTTCAAGGAATGGTACGGCTGGCGCGGCGTCGCGAACGAAGGCTCGCGCATGCTCATCCCCGACATCGCGAAGGGCATCATCGAGCGCGAGATCAAGTGGGGCCTGCGCGCAGCCGATGCATCGTGGACCCGCGTCTCGCGCGGCCCGGCCGACACGCAAATCTTCGACGACAACACGAACGGCTCCGAGGTCACCATCGCGAACGACTTCGAGAAGCCGGTCACGATCAACGGCGTCAAGCATCGCGGCATTTTCTGGGAACGCGCCGACAAGGGCGCGGGCTCGCGTGAGCAGGGATGGGAGCAAATCCGTAAAGCCCTCAAGGCGACCAAGCGGCCCCCGGGCGGCTTCCGGGAAACGCCCGGCCTGTTCATCACCACCGAATGCCCTCAATGGCTTCGTTGCGTCCCTGTCCTCCCGCGTGACGAGTTGAAGATCGACGACGTTGACGACGAGAGCGAAGATCATAACGGCGACGAAACGCGATACATGCTCCGCTTCGAGGTTCGGACTATGAAGTCCGGACGCACAGGCGCTTAATTCTGTCAAGGGCTATTTACAAACAGGGTTAACGGTGCTAGACCGCATCGCCCCCAGATAGGATCAACCATGGCACTCCCGGACAAGCATCCCGAATACGTCGAGCGGCTCGGCGAATGGATACAGATGAGCGACACCTACGCGGGCGAGCGCGCGGTGAAATCGAAGCGTCTCGATTATCTCCCGGCGACCGAGGGCATGGTGCAGGACGGGATGACGACGCCGACCTCCCCCGGCTGGAAAGACTACGAGGCGTATCTGTTGCGCGCCTACTACCATGACGTGGTCAAGGATGCCGTCAAAGCCATGGTCGGCATCATGCACAACAAGCCCGCCGAGATCGTGCTGCCGAAGAAACTCGAAGACATGATGACGAAGGCGACCGTGCAGGGCGAAGGTTTGCAAGCGTTGCTCCGCAGGATCAACGTCGCGCAACTCGTCTACGGGCGCTGCGGCCTGCTTGTCGATACGCCGCAGGGCGTCGATGCCGACAAGGCAACTCCCTACATTTCGTTCTACAATCCCGAGCGCATCATCAACTGGGACGCGGGGAAACTGGACGAAGGCATGCAAGAGCTTGAACTCGTCGTGCTCGACGAGAGCGGCTATCGGCGTGAGGGCTTCACGTGGAAGACCGAGCGCAAGTACCGCGTCCTCACTCGTGGCGGACAGGCGGAGCTTGATAGCGGATGGGAGCGTCCGCCCCCGGGCGCGCCGTTCGGCGTCGCCGTAAAGGTCAATGACACGAACATGCCGCAACTCACGGATTTCATCTATCCTAGCATCGCGGGCAAGACGCTCGACGAAATCCCGTTCGTCTTCATCGGCGCGAACGATCTCGTGCCCGAGCCCGAGATTTCCCCATTGCTCGGCCTGTCGAACCTGTCGCTCGCGATCTATCGCGGCGAAGCCGACTACCGGCAGACGCTCTACTTGCAGGGCCAGAACACCCTCGTCATCATCGGCGGCAACGTCGATGAAGCCGCGCCCAACACTCTGCGCGTCGGCAACAAGGGCGTGATCGACCTCCGCATCGGCGGCGACGCGAAGTACATCGGCGTTTCGGCCGCCGGTCTCGGCGAGATGCGTCAATCGCTGGAGAACGACAAGATGCGCGCGGCCCAAGAGGGCAACGCGTTTTTGGATGTCGGCACTGACACTGGCCAGAGCGGCGAGGCGCTCCGCATTCGACTGGCGGCGCGCACGACCACGATCTCGTCCGTGGCGAAGGCCGCCGGAGCCGGGCTTGAGCGAGCGCTCAAGTACGCGGCCGAGTGGGTTGGAGAAGACCCGGATGAAGTCAGTGTCAAACCGACGACCGACTTCGCCGATCAGACTGTCGCTGGCGCTGCTCTGCTTGCCTTCATGCAAGCGAAGCAACTGGGCCTGCCCCTGTCTCTTCGTTCTATGCACCGCATGATGAAGCTTAACGACATGACGGAGATGGATTTTGAAGAAGAGAACGCACAGATCGAAGAGGAAGCCGCGTCGATGCTCGGCACGATGGTTGGGCCGTTCCAACAGTCTGTCACCGATGATACATTCTTGGATGAGGGCAACGACCCTATCTCTGATCCGGCTGCGGGCACGCCCGGAGCCACTGCACCTCCCGCCGGTACTGCACCTCCGGCTGGGCCTGCATCGACTGCGCCTCCCAATTCGAACGTTCCGATCAAACCGAACAGTCAAAGTCCAAAGGGCCATACGCGTGGGTCACCTGTTCCGTTGAAGCGCAAGGTCGGCAAGAAGGGCGCGTCGGCCGGGAAGACCAAAGGCGGCGCATGAGTGATCCGGCCGGAGCGCACATCGTAAAGACCTTTCACGAGGCCATCGACATCCTTGATGGTTGCGAACCGCAAATTCGCGACCTCATCGAGACGAACTTGATGGACGTGGCGGGCGTCAATCGAACAAAGGTCAGCGATGCCATGCTGACCCGAGACGAGTTGACGAAAAAGATCGTTGCGCTCCGCCATCATCACATCAAGGCGGCGTTTCGCCATTTGAGAGAGCATCTGCCCAGTGACATATAACCCCGCACAGGCTCGCAACAACCACGGCGAGTTCGGCACGCAAGACGTTCCGCTCAAGGGCGTAGCGGCAGCGAGCGCGGCTGTCACGCAACAGCCGATGCACCCGCCGGAACAGCGACCCATCGGTCCGGCCGCGCACGCGGGCGCGAGCACGCCCGAGGAAGCGCAGGCGCAGGCGGAGAAAGTTGCAGCGGGCGCGAAGCCGCTCGTCGGACTGCCGCAAAAGCCTATTCAACTGGGCGATCAGTGGTACGTCCCCGGTCCCATCGGTCGGCTCCGCGACGCGGCGAAGGCCTACATGGACAAGGCCGGGATGCCGTACTCGCCGCCGACCGAGTACGCGAAGCTCGACAAAGAGCGCGCCGCGAAGATCGCCGACGAATACGACAAGATGAAGGATGACCCGAACAACCCCGAGGTCAAGGCCAGCTACGAGGCGATGGCGAAAGAGACGCTCGCTCAGTGGGACGTGATCAAGCAGACCGGGCTCAAGGTCGAGTGGGTCAAGCCCGGACAGAAGGACCCCTATGCGCTCTCGCCGCGTCTCGCGGCGATGGATGTGAGCGAGAACAATCATTGGTGGGGCTTTCCCACGGACCTCGGCTACGGCAACAAGACCGACAAGAGCAACGACAAGGCCGAGACGAACCCGATGCTCCGGCCGACCGGCGAAGTGATCGACGGCAGGCACGTGGTCGTCAACGACGTTTTCCGCATCGTGCACGACATGATGGGGCACTTGAAAGAAGGCAATGGTTTTCGCGCCGAGGGAGAAGAGAACGCTTGGCGCTCTCACGCCTCGATGTATTCGGACCTCGCGCGCAAAGCGATGACATCGGAGACGCGCGGACAGAACTCATGGGTCAACTACGGCCCGCACGGCGCAACTAACCGAACCGCCGACGCCGAGCACACGGTCTTCGCGCCGCAGAAGATCGGGCTGATGCCGGACTGGACCGAGAATGAGGGACGCAAATGAGCGACCCAGAGATTGGAGATCACGAGCACGACGGCGGCGCGTGGGACAAGCATCGCTTCCGCACCGGCAAAAAGAAGGTGCTCAAGATACACGGGCACGAGCTTGCGCACTGGGCGCGCAACATCGCTGCTCAGGATGCCGAGCGCATCCATACCGCAATTAGTGTTGGCCTCACCGCTGGCGAGGACAACACTGATATCGCCCATCGCGTCATCGGTTCTCGTCGCTTGAACGGAGCCAACGGCGCGACGGAGATCACCCGGCAGCATATCCTTCGCCTCGGCAAAGGATTGCTCCACAAACGCAAATCCCGGATGGCCGGGTCCTCATCGGAATGATCCGATGTTGGCAGTAATGGAGAAATCCTATGTTGAAGACAATCTATGATACCGCCGAAGACATTCCGGAGGGCTATGCGGACCTCTATACGGAACGCAACGGCAAGTGGGAGTTGACCGGCATCCAAGGCGTGAAGACGCAAGCGGATGTCGAGCGCGTGCAGGAAGCCCTCCGCAAGGAAAAGGCCGACCACAAGGCGACGAAGACCGCACTCGCTTCGTTCGATGGCGTTGACGCCGAGGCTTTCCACGCTCAGGCCAACGAGCTTGAAACTGTGAAGGCTCAACTCGAAGCCATCAACAAGGATGGTCACCTCGACCAAGAGAAGCTTGAGCCGATCATCGCGGCCCGCGTCAAGCAGGCTGTCGCTCCGCTGGAGCGCGACAAGTCCAATCTGGAGCGTCAACTCGACGCACAGAAAAAGCTCGTCATGGAGAAGGATGGCGAAGTCACCAACCTCAAAGGCTCCATCACCATGGACAGCATCGAGCGCACTGTCCGTGATGCTGCCGTGGCCGAGAAGGTGCAAGTCACCGCCCTCGACGACGTGGTTCTGCGCGGCTCCCGCATCTTCGAGAAGACCGAGGACGGGCGCATCATCACCAAGGATGTCCCCGGCACCGTCCCGGGCCTGACCCCCAAGGAATGGCTCCGCGACATGGTCGAGAAGGCACCGCATTGGTGGCCTGCATCGGTCGGCGGCGGCTCCGGCGGAGGCGGCGGACCGAAGGGCACTTACGGCGGGTCGAACAACCCATGGTCGAAGGCAGGCTGGAACATGACCAAGCAGGGCGCGCTCGTGCGTCAGCTTGGCGAAGTGAAAGCTGGCGAGATCGCGGCGCAAGCCGGGTCGTTTATCGGCGCAACTAAGCCCGCCGCTGACGCGGCGTAAGCGAAGTTGCTAGTATCAATCCCGGCGTGTCGCGAGTAATATCGCGGCACGCTTTTTCTTTGCGAGGTAGTCACCGATGACGAACGTTGCCAATCCTTGGGCTCCGGAGAATTGGAACCTCACCGCGCAAGGCGAATACGTCAAAAAGTACGGCGTCTCTGTCGCCGCGCGCAAGGCGCGACAGGCGGGCGCTACGCTCGGCGCGCTCAAACCTCGTCCCGTCTCGACCGTCCTTGAACGTCACTGGATCATCCAAAAGGGCGGAGGCGGCGGCGGGAGTATTATCGGAGCGGGCTCAAGCGGAGACGGACCCCCAGAATGACAGTCAATGGCGAGTTCTACATCAACGACTTGAACGACGATTTCTATTTGCGCCAGAGCGATATCTGGAACAAGAAGGGGAAGCTCGTTCGATATCATGTGCTCGGGCTCAACAGTGAGGCGCTGTTCCCGTTCACGTCGTTTCAGTCTTTCGAGTTGGCGCTCAACGAAACCGGAGAGCACTACTTCAACGGCCTGAGCGATCTCTTGAGTTCGGTCTCGTGCACGTTTCCAACGGCCGGGTCATGCGACATCGTCCTCACGGACAATCTCGCGGGCTTTCTCGGCACCGGAGCCAACGTGATCGGCACCGCGCACTTCGAAGGCGTCACTCAACATGCGACGCTGGACTTTGCCGACCGAACCATCCCTGCTCACACGCCCCTATGGCTTGTGATGCCCGAAGTGCCAGACGCGGCTATGGCCGGTCTTCGATGTCTCTTTGTCAGTGAGCCCGTGTAATGGCACTCGCGTATGCAAATAGTTCGAACGGCTCCGGCGCAACTCCGGGCTCAACGATCACCGCAGGCATTGTCAACAATGCCAACGGCGTGTCGATCATGTTCATCTCGTACTATTCGAACGGCTCGTTCACGTCTACGTCCAGCATCACGGATGCGTCGGGCGGCACGTGGAACCTCCGCAAGCGCGTGCGCTTCCAATCGGCATGGCTGGGCGCTGGCAGCACGGCGAACGCGAACTACATCGTGCAGGAAATTTGGTGGAAGAACGATGTGTCTTCGACCAACCGCAATCTCACGTTCAATCTCACGAACAATGGCGCTTGCGTCGAGTATCAGTTCCTCTATCAATGCATCACGGGCAGCACGACGCCCTCCGCGCCATGGGATACGAACTCCGGCCTGCTCACTTCGGCTCAGACTTATGGCGACCCAGTGTCTACACTGGCGGCGATCACGCTGAGCGCGACTACGTCTCAGAACAACTCCGAGTTCATTGCGCTACTCTCGGAAGTGACTTCGACGAACAACTCGACCTTATCCGCCGCTGGCACGGGTATGACAGCGCAAAACAACCAAACAAACGGCACGTCGCCGAACCAATTCCATATGTTTTTCGAAAGCAAAACGCAGGCCACGGCGGGCACTGCGACGCTGGCGGCTACTCAGACGAAGCAATCGTTCATCTTCACGGGCGATGCGCTTTCCGGCACTTCGACCGGCTCGTCGGCCAGCGCAGGGACAATTGATCTCGCGAACCTTCGCAACCTGTCGTCAGGCAACAATAACTCGGGCACCGGCTCGCCCGCCACGTTCACGTTCACGAATACGGCCCCGTGCATCATCGTCGCTAATATCCTGACGCAAGGCGGCGTGGGCCTCGGCTACGTTCCGATCACGGGCGTCACAGATAGCGCGGGCCATACGTGGCACAGGCGCAGCGCACTCCAATTTGATGCCACGCCATTCCAAGGTTTGAGCAACGGGGTCGAGTTCGTCACGCAAGAAGTTTGGTGGGCCAACGTAACTGCCGCGCACGGCTCCAACGTGACGGTCAGCATCGCGCTGTCCAACACCGCGAACCAAGCCTCCGGAACGCTTACTACATGGGCCACGTTCATCGGGTCGATGACCCCGACTGCACCATGGGACGTGAACACGGCGCTCGGGCTCTATTCGACCTACGACAACGCCTTCACTCCGACGCTCCCGAGCAAGACATGGGCGCTCTCGTCGGCGAGCGATCTTGTGCTCGGCCTTCTCTGTCAATACGGGGCCACGGGCAATACGAATGTCAGTAGCGCACCGGCCGGGTACACGTTCGGCAGCGCTCACATCACCACTGGCAACAGCACGACGGGGCCATGCCAGAACGCACTGGCTTGGACGACCGCCCCGCAATCGGGCTCTGGCACGCAAACGTGGGCTACGAACAGCACGCTCGAATGGACGTTGTCCACGGACGCGCTGTCGGGCGACACCAATGGCACGGCCAACTTCTCGCAGAACTCGTCGGGCACAATCACGACGACACTGACAGGCGCAAGTCAATCGCTGTCCGGGACGCAAACGGCTGGCGCGAGTGGCACCATCGCGACGAACTTGACCAAGATCAGTCAAAGCCTTTCGGGTTCATCGACAAGTCTGAGTTTCACTGGCACGATCCAAACTACGCTGTCGGGTATCGGTCAAACGCTCAACGGCTCGTCGATCTATTCGGTCTCGGGCAATGTAACGACAGCGTTGTCCGGCATCAGTCAGTTGGCCGTTGAAGCGGAGATCATCGTCGGCTCGGTCAACACCGTGCTCAGCGGCATCTCGCAACGCGTGGACGCGTTTGAGGCAGCTATCTTCGGACCTATTGTCACAAACCTGTCGCCCGCCAGTTTTGCGGCGGTCGGAGAAGAGACTTTCTCCGGCACCATCGTCACGAACCTCGGCCAGACCGAGCAAGGCGGCTTCGGAAATATCGTGGACGCCGAGCTTATTATCGAAGGGCCAATCGTGATGAACCTTCAAGGCTTCGGTCAATCAATTCTCGGCGGCTTACTGGGCACGCCGGGTAGCGGTAAGTGGTACTCGTACCGCTACCTCGACAGTTAAACGCCCAGCTTACTAGGAGGGAGAAAAACTATGGCTGCTAATCCTATGGTCTCTATGCTTTCGGCTCGCGCTGCGCTGGACGCGTTGCTGGCGAAGTTGAATGTGGGCGGCACCCCCGGTCACATCAAAATCTTCTCGGGCTCCATGCCAGCAACGTGCGAGACCGCCGACAGCGGCACGCTGCTTTCGACGCTCACGCTCAGCACAACGGCGTTTCCCGCCTCAACTGATCCGGGTTCGAATGGCCTCGCGACTGCTACGGCCAATGCCATCACGTCGGACACCGATGCGGCGGCGACCGGCACCGCAGGCTACTTCCGCGCTTACGACAGTGCGGGCGTCTGCATCGTGCAGGGTACGGTCGGCACCTCTGCCGCCGACATGATCCTCAACACGACTTCCATCGTGCAGCACGCTACTGTTGCGATCACAAGCTGGGTTGTGACGCTGCCTGACGGCTCCGGCGCAGACTAAAATCTGCCTCACGAATGAGAGCGCGCCCTGTCAAAAACGGGGCGCGTTTTTGCGCGAGAACTTACTAGTTGTTTTCCGGAATTTAGTGCGATAATCTCACGCCAGAATTTGCAATGGCTTCGCGCCCCTATGCAGGGCAGTCGTGACCCCATCAGCATCAGCCAAGATACCTCCATGGGGAGGTGCTTGAAAAAGCTTCCACCCCACAAGCCATCGGAGATTATCATGGTCAACGTGTCCACCCAGATCAGCGACGTTATCGTCCCCGCCGTCTTCACGCCGTATACCCAACAGTTGACGATGGAGAAGACCGCGATCATCCAGAGCGGCGTCGCCGCGCGTGATGACTTCCTCGACAACCTGCTCGCTGGCGGCGGCCTGACCTTCACGGTCCCGTCTTGGCAGGACATCGGCGACCCCGCCGAGAACGTGTCGAGCGATGACCCGAACACGTCTTCGACCCCGAACATCACCCAGACCTCCGCCGAAGTCGCGGTTCGTCTGAGCCGTAACGCCTCGTGGAGCACGATGCGTCTGGCGACCGCTCTGGCCGGGTCCGACCCGATGCAGAGCATCGCGAGCCGCGTGTCCGACTACTGGGTCCGCCGGTTGCAGCGTGCGTTCGTCGCGGTCGCCAACGGCATCTTCGCCAACAACGCGCTTGCCGACCCGACCCTCGGTCGCTCCGGCCAGCTTGGCATCAATGCCGCCTACGGTCATCAGAACGACCTGACCCACGATATCAAGGGCTCCAGCTTCACGGCTGGCGTGACCAACTTCTCGGCGTCGGCGTTCATCGACACCGCGACCCTGCTCGGCGACGCGGCCGAGGACGTGACGGCAGTGTTCATGCACTCCATCGTGTACTCCACCGCCCAGAAGAACAACCTGATCGACTTCATCCCGGATAGCGAAGGCAAGGTCAACATTCCGACCTTCCTCGGCCGCCGCGTGATCGTGGACGACGGTATGCCCAACCCGGCGGGCGATGCTTCCAACGGCGCGCAGACCGCCGCAGGCATCTACCATACGTGGCTGGTCGGCCCTGCCTCGTTCCGTCTCGGCGTGGGTACGCCCATCGTCCCGACCGAAGTCTTCCGCAACCCGGACCGTGGTAACGGCGCGGGCAGCGATACGCTCTACAACCGCGTCGAGTGGTGTATCCATCCGGTCGGTCATGCCTACGTCGGCAGCCCGGCGACCGAAGGTGGCCCGACCAACGCCGCGACCACGAACAACCTCGCCCATTCCAACTCGTGGGTCCGAGTGTTCCCGGAGCGCAAGCAGATCAAGCTGGCTCGCCTGATCACCCGCGAGAGCTAAGGCTCCCGCGAATAGCGTGAATTAGCGTGAACCAAGAGGCGGCGGACAAACCGCCGCCTCTTTTCTTTTTGAGGCGTCGAATGTCGTGTCGGAGAGAGCCGACATCGCGCGGCTCAGGGGCTCGGTCGGCATCTGGGGACCGCTCAAGGTCACCGAGACGCGAGATCAGGCCGCGCTTCGCGGATACGACGGCGCGCAAGGAAGTGTCGGCCCAGTCGAGCGGGCAGACATTGCGAGGCTCAAAGGCTCGGCAGGGATTTGGGGACCGCTCAAGGTCACTGAGTTGCGCGACGCCGCAGCGGCTCAAGGATCAGTCGGCACCTCGGGCCAGTTCGCTTCGACGGAGAAGCCGGATAGGGCCAAAGGAAAAGGATACAGCGGTTCGTGGGGACCGCTCCGGGTAACCGGGACACGGGACCAAATGGTTGCGAGGGCCGTGCGCGGTCTTTGGGGTCAGTGGGTTTCGGTCGAAGTCGAAGACAGAGCGAGTTTCAAGACCGGCGGGAAGCTCTCGCCGCAGCAAAGTAGGGAGACTGTTCCAATGCCAAGCAACGTATCCGGTCAGACTGGTCCCTCGCCCCGCGAGTACAACCTCCATCAGCGTTATGCCTCGCTTGCGAAGAGGCGCAATTCCAGCGGCGCGACCGGCGGTCAGCTTGGCGCGTATCTCGATGCGCAGGCAACGCGCCTGTCGAGCACCGCCGCAGTCATCTTCGCGAAGGTCACCAAGTATGGCGCGCGAACGGTCTCCGCCGCCGCCAGTCTCGCTGCCATTCCGTGAAACGGGACGGCGACGGCAGCGGGCTAAGAGGGGGACACTTTCGGCTCGCGCTGTCGCTTCCCGGCCCGGGGCTTTCGAGCCCCGGGCATCGATTTGTCCCCCGCACCATGAGGTGAAACTATGACGACCCCCAAAGCAGCTATCGCAGAGGCCCTGCAATCTTTCGATCACAAGGACGACAAGCTCTGGACTGATGACGGCGCTCCGCTCGTCGCCGAAGTGCAACGGCTCTGCAACGACAAGGACATCACCCGAGCGCAGATCAACGACGCCCTCCCGGGCTTCGCGCGCAAGACCTCGGATAGTGTCGCCGAGGACGAACAACCCGGCGATGAAACCGGCGGGCTCGATGCCATCAATGCCGAGGCTGCGGCCAACGGCGTGTCTCCGGCGGCAGTTGTAGCCGCGAAGATCATGGGACCTCCGGACCCGGATGAAGACCGCGATGATCCGCTCGACGCAAAGGACGAATACGAACGGCTCCGACTTATCGCCAAGGGCCGTGTCGATGACGCCGAGGCTGGCGTCACTGATGCGAAGAACAAGATCGCGGACGCGCAGCGTTTGCTCGTCGCGGCCGAGGCTCGGTTGAACCGGGCGCTCACGCTCTACGCTTCGAAGTATCCGGCGATCTCGGTCGCCGCCAACATCAAGCAGCATCTTGAGCGTCAGCAAGAGGTTCTGCGCGAGCGGATCACCGGCAGCCGCTTTGAGCCGAACATGGCTCAGAACCCGGTCGATGCGACGCTGATGGACCGCAAGCGGGACAACGGTCGAAACGGCCGGGGCCACACTCCGGCTCCCGCGTTCCTCCCCCGCAAAGCAGCGGTCAACTACTGATCACAGAGCGCCGCCCGCATAGTGCAGGCGGCGCTTTAACGCTGGGGAATATTCAATGGCCGTCTTCTCCGTCCAAAACGAAACCGGCACCGTGGCGCAACTCACGTTGTTGCCGTCGCCGTCGCCGGTCATCGCGCCCATTGAAGTCGGAGACACCGGGCTCTATGAGGGCGTCTTCAACAATCAAGATGGCTTCTCCAACGAGACGTTTCAGTCGTTGACGTTCACCGTCTGTCAGGTTCTCAGCGCGAGCGAATTTTCCGTCACAGCCCCGAACGCCAATATGGCCGATTGGCCTGCGAACGGCACGATCACATGGCAGACCGGCGCGAACGTCGGCGAGCAGTCGCTCGTCATCGAGATCAACGCGGCCAACGCCTACGAGACCATCGACGAGTTTCGGCAGTATCACGATAGCCGGGGCAACTCCATCCCGGCTGTGACCGACACGGCCATCCAAGCCGCCATCGTGCAAAGCACCGACTACCTTGATCAGAAGTATCGGTTCGGCGGCGTCAAGCGTCTCCAGAGCATGGGCAGCGTGTTGCCCGGCGCGAACGCCTACTTCCTCGAAGGATGGCTTACGCCCTACGCGCTGATCTCCAGCCCGTTCCTCGTTTCCAGCACGACAAATCAGAGCACCGAGTTTCCGCGTCAGGGTCTCGTGGACCTCAACGGGAACACGGTCAACGGCATTCCGAGGGCGCTCAAAGCCGCGTGTTCGGAGCTTGCCATTCGCGTGCTCAACGGCGTCAATCTCCAGCCTGACTACGACCCGGCCCTCGTCGGCAATGGCGGCGTGGCCTCGTCTGTCACCAAGAAAGTCGGCCCTCTCGAAACCATCGTCTCCTACGATACGAAGTTCGGGCTCGGCTTCTTCGCTTCGTTCCCGCACGTGGACCGCATCCTCTCGAAGGCCGGACTGCTCAGTCAGGGCGGCAGCCGGACGGTCATCCGGTAAGCCCGAAGTTGCTAGTTGTTCGGCACCATAGGATCACATAGAATGGCCACGAAATTTGACTATGATCAGGCGATTACGGACGCGGACGAACTTATCACTTTCTTTGGTATGGACGCCGTACTCCGTCGCGCAGGAAGTAGCCCCGAGGACCGCCCATGTCGGGTTGTCATCATCGAGTACATCCCGCGTGAGAAGCCTTCCGATCTCGCCAACCCGACCGACCGCAAGGTCATCATGTCGGCGAAAAACTCGGAAGTGCAACTGATGCCGCCTGACAACGAGCAGGATCAATTGGTGACGTTCGTTCAACCCCCAGCGGACCCGCCAGTGATCGACGAAATCTTGCCGATGACGTGCAAGCCGAAGAAGACTGCGCCCGCCGGGATAACGGCACTCTGGGAATTTACGGTGCGTCAATGACGGCAAAGGCGGATAGGCGAGCACTGATCTTGGCGAGGCTCTTCGAGATTTTGTCGAACCTCGACGTTACGCTTACGGACGGGACCCATATCGCGGCGGGCAACATCGTGCACAATCGCGATGAGCTTCCGAAAGAGAAGGTTCCGGGTATCATCCTCTTGGATGCCGACGAAGTCAAGGACCCACGCTTCCCCCAGATGTCGGGACGAAGCGAACGCTCCGGACCCGGCATGATGAAGATGACGCCAGAGATTTACGTCGTGCTCGATGTGCGCAAGCCGCAGAACACGAACGTAGGAGAAGATTTGAATTTGGCTCGTGCAGCGATCTTGAATTTGATCCTTCATGATCCGGACCTCGCGACCTTCACCGGCTCCGCAGGGTCAATTGTTTTCGACGGTTGCTACACCGACTTGGCGCGCAATCGCCAGATGAAAGGGCAGATGGGTTTGTCGATCACGTTCGGCTATCCGTTTATACCCGATGAACTCGTGAATGCCTAACGGAGAGAACCATGCCCATTGGAAACGAACACATCCCCGGCTCCCTTGTTAGCCCGAACATCGGCAACTATTACATCGGCAAGGGCATCGTCAGCATCAAGTTGCTCGGCGAGACCGCCTTCGTCGATTGCGGCAACGTCCCGCAGTTTGAGTTCTTGGCGAAGGTCACGCAACTCGACCACTTCTCCAGCCGGACCGGCGTGCGCGTGAAGGACTTCACCGCCGTCATCGAACTCGCTGGTACGCTCAACATGCAACTCGAAGAGATGACCGCGCGCAACATGGGCTTCGCGCTGCTCGGTCTTCCGACCGGCGGGCCGTCTCCGACCCCGGACGTGATCGACATCTTCTCCAACCCGGTCATTTACGGGGCGGTCAAGTTCGTCGGCACCAACGACATCGGCCCCATCTGGACCGTGGAGTTCCCGCTCGTCAAGCTGTCGCCCTCGAAGGCCCTCGGCCTGATCGCCAACACGTGGGGCGTCATCGAACTCGAAGGTGACGTTCTGTTCGACCAAGCGGCCGGAACCTTCGGCACGGCGACCGTCTCGCTGCCGAACTCGCCCTCGGTTGCCTTCTAAGCCTCTGGCCTGATTTCCCGCCCGGGAGATCAGGCCCCGGCCTTATGGTTTTGTCCCCCGGGAACGTGAAATACCGTTCCGCACCGTGAAAACCTATCACGGATAAACCCGCCCCCTGAAAAAGGATACCCCCCATGACCGACGCCCCCGAAATGCCCCCGGAAGATATCGCCCCTGAAACCGCCCCCGCCGACGCTGGCGCAGGCGTCCAGAGCGAGCCGCAGGAAAAGGCACCGGAAGTCGCCCCGGAGGAAGACCCCGCTCCAGAGGCCCCGCAGGACGCCCCCGAGGCCGCCGCAGAAGAGTTCGACGACGAGGCCGCTGTCACCAATCCGAACGCCCTGCGCGGCGTCGCCGCCGGGCCGCCCCCGCACCCTCGGACCGTCTGATAAGCGTACCGCATCAGTCTCCCCCGCTGATACAAGGAAATGATCATGAGCAAGAAGAAGCCCGGTCTCAACCTGACCGACCTCGTCCCGATGTCCAAGGATATCCCGGTCGGGGACAGTTACCTCACCGTTCAAGGCATCAGTGCCAAGACCGGCCTCGAAATCATCAAGCGCTTCCCGAAGATTTTGGGCATGGTCACCGGGGAAAAGTTCGACCTCGGCGTATTCATCACCGTCGCCCCCGACGCCGTCGCCGCGATCATCGCGGCAGCGGTCGGGCAACTCGGCGATAAGGAAGCCGAAGAGCGCGCGAGCGAGATCGGGTTCGAATACCAGATGGACCTTCTCGAAGCCGTGGGAGGTATGACCTTCACGAAAGGCTTCGCCCCTTTCGCCCAGAGGATTATGACCCTCGCCAACGCAGCAAACTCCGACCTCTCTTCAAAGGTGCCGGATATGAAATTGCAGCAAACATCGAGGCCCTCATCGCCGCCGGTCACCCCCCAGCCGTAGTCTGGGGCTACACGCCGCGACAGATGGCGGCGTATGCCTTCCTCGCTGAGAAGCGAGCGCTCCGAGATCTCTACTACATGCTCGGCCTGCTCAACCTCGGTAGCAGCGGGGATGACAAGGCGCTCAAGAAACAGTTCGATACATGGGACAAGGAATTGTGAACCGTGGTGGAGCTTTCATTCCGCATCAACACCGAAGAGTTCAAGAAGGGGCTCAACGAGACTGCCGAGAAGTATAGCGCGGCGCTCAAGACTGCGGAGAACATGATCGCGTCCATGCTGAAACAACAGATTTCGGCGGACATCGCGGGCGCTGGCAACTTCGGGTCTCAGTACCTCAACAGCTTGAGCGTCACGGTCAGCGATCACACGATCACGACCAAGATCGATGCGCCCGGCGCGGACATCTTCGAAAGCGGCGGCACCATCCACGGCAAGCCCCTCCTATGGCTTCCGATCAGCGGCACCGATGCAGTCGGCATCGAGCCGAAGGACTACGGCGACAAACTGTTCTCTGTCAACCGGCACGCGGGCGGACCTCCGCTCTTGTTTGCCATCAAAGATCGCGCACCGAAATACTTCGGCGTCCCCAGCGTGAACATTCCGAAGAAATTCCACATCGCGGAAATCGAGAAGCGAGTGATGGAGGAATTTCCGGACATCTTGAACGCGCAGTTGAAGGGCGGCGGCAATGGCTGAGCTTGATCCACTTATCGCAGAAATTCTGCTCAAAGGCGACACCGAGTTCATCTCGTCGATCAAGAAGATTGGCGAGGAAGGCGCTGAGAGCTTTGAGAAGCTCACCTCGGCATTCGAGAAGGGCGCGACCTCGTTCGCGCTCGCCGGACTTGCTCTTAGTGGGCTGGAGAAAGTCATCTCTGGCGTGACCGCCGCGACGACCCAGTTCATCGAAGAGCAAACCGAATTGACCCAGAAGACCGCGTTGCTCGCCGACGCATTCGGCGTGACCGCTGGCCAGCTTCAAGATATCGAAGCCACGTTCGCAGGCGCAGGCGTCAAGGTCGAGCAGTTTGAGCGGTTCGCCAATCGTCTCACGATCACCATCGCGCGTGAGTGGCCACAGATCGCCGAGAGCATCAAGACCTACGCGACCGAGAATGACGCGGCGACGCTGCGCGTCTCGACCGCTATCCAGCGTGTGCGCGAGGCGCAAACCGCCCTGAGCGAGAACTCGTCCGAACGTTTCGCGCAGATGTCGCGCGACAGCAACGCGCTCGAAGCCGCGTACATCAAGCTGACCTTCGCCGCCCAGCACGCCGCGTCCGAACAACTCGGCGCGGCCCAGTCCGTGCGCGGCGCGGAGTTGGGCGTGTTGTCTGCCGTGCAGGCTCTCGCCACTGCCAAGGGCACGCCTCCCTCGGCTTCCGAGAAGGAAAGTCTCGCCATCGCTCAGGCCCAGCAAGCGGTCGATACCGCGCGCAAGGCCGAGGCCGACGCTCGTCTGGCCCAGCAAGAGAAGGCCGCGCAGGCTTCACTCAAGCAGCGTCAGCTTGAACAAGACGTGGAGGACCTCGCTCGTCGCGCCGCGAAGAATGCGCGCGAAGACATCGAGCAGCGTATCAAAGATCAGAACGCCGTCAAGGAAGCGATCATTCAACGCGCTGAGGCGGAGCAAAGGGCGGAGAAGGTCGCTCTTTCCAATATTGCCAGCATCCGTGATGCGCTTGATGGTATCGTCGCGGGCAACAAGGAGGCCGCCAAGTCTGTCAATCTGGCTGAGGTTTCCGTCCAGCACTTGACCAACGCGATCATCGCTCAGGCAAAAGAGGGCAACAAGAACCCAGACAAGCTTGGGTACGAGACGCTCATCCAACTGAGCCGCACTTTTGCGGCGGACACCGACCACCTGATCACTCGGCAACAGCGATTGGCCATCGTCAATCGTCTCGCTGGCACGTCGATGCAGGCGCTCGGAGCTTCGGCATCTGAAATTCTGCACGTGTTGGAGCACAACACCGGGGCGCTGGAGCACCTCAACGCCGCGACCAAAGAACTCGATACCAAGAAAGCCCGCGATGACCTAGAACATTTCCGGGGCGCGCTGGCCAATCTCAACTTGACCATAAGCATCCTGTCGCAGAGGTTCGCGCTCGCTATCGCCCCCGCATTCACCGTGTTCTTGAACGGGCTCCGCGATAGCATAGAGAGTAACACCGGGTTGCTTCACGGCTTCATCGACGGCCTCTCGGCCCTCGGAGCCGGACTGTCTGCGGCTGTCAAGGCATTGGCAGATACCGCGACGTGGTTCGCGAAGCTGTTCGGCGGCGGCGTCGTAGAGCAGGCTACGATCCTCAAGGGCATCATCATCGGCATTGGCGTCGCCATCACTCTCGCGACCGGGCCAATCGGCGTTATGGTTGTGGCTGTCGGTCTCGTCATCACCGCTGTCGGTCTTCTTCGCGCCAACTGGGAAAAGATCGTCGATATCGCGGGTAAGGCGTGGGAGAAGGTCAAGGACAACGCGATCATCAAATTCCTGACCACCGTGGTCGAGATCATCGGGCAGATCATCAAGGGCCTCGCGGCAATTGATCGCGCGACCGCGATCAAACTGCCGAGCAGCGGGCAGGCGAACACGCCCAGCGAAGGCGGCGATGTCAAGGGGCATGCGACCGGCGGTCCCATCGACGGGCCGGGCACGACCACGAGCGACAGCATTCTCGCGCGTCTGTCGCGCGGCGAGTTCGTCATCAAGGCGGCGGCGGTCCAACAGTACGGCACCGGGCTGTTCCATGCCTTGAACAACATGCAGCTTCCCGGCTTCGCGCAGGGCGGCGGCGTCGCTGCGCCGTCGCGCCTCACGGGCGGCCTGAGCAACGGGCCGACGAGCACGCTTAACCTGACAATCGGCGAGCGCACCTTCAATGGTTTGCGTGGGCCGAAGAGCACGATTGACGACCTCGCCAACTATGCAGTCTCGCGCCAGACTTCGGCCGCAGGCTCCAAGCCTTCATGGGTAGGGTAACATGCCAGCGCAATTCCATAACATTCTCCCGGCTGACAGCGACACGCTGTTGACGATCTCCAGCTTTGGCAACATGCTCTATCAGGCGCGCGGGTTGTCGCAGACCGCCGAAGTGATCGGCGCGGCGTCGCAATTGGAGCGCACGATCAACGGCACGCTCATTGACCTGTCGGCTCCGCAGTTCCGAAAGTATTCTACGAAGATCAGCGCGCCGGACAACTCGACCGCCCCGCCGCTCGACAACGTTTGGCCCGGCATGCACATCACCGTCGAGTGCGCGCTCGTGTTCTGCTACCTCACGTCCGGCGGCAATGGTCCGCACGGACGCAACCCCGTCTCCGGCTCTCAGTACGTCGAGGGCGGCTATACGTTCTACCGGCCGGTTCTTGAGATGCGTGTCGTCACACACGAACAGCATTTCGACGAATGGAAGAACGTCATTGGCTGGACGCTTGACGCCGAGGAAATCTAATGTCCAATCTCCCATTCACCTTCGCGTGGGTCCCTGAGAACGCGACGACGTTCAACCCGAGCACGATGAACGTGTTCGACGAGGACATCGTCTCGTTCGAATTGAAGCACGAGGAAGGTCAAGTCCCGTCGCTGGACATGGTCATCAGGAACCCGCGCATCGGCCTGCTCAATCCCGGCCGCAATGTGTGGGCATGGCTTGCGTGGGACAACAACGGCACCTTGGTCCCGCTCTTCTTCGGCATCCTCGTCGGCGTGCCGACGAACCTGTTCCGGGAGAAGGTCAGTATCCAACTCGTTGCGCGCTCGCCGCAGTTCATCGCGAACAAGCAGCGGCTCGCCGAAACCATGAAGACTGCGCCCTATTATGATCCGCTCTGGATCGACGCGACCAAGCGCGATGATCCGGACACGGTTCTCGAAGGCTGGTCGGCGCTCTGGCATATTGACCGCACGACGCTGGACATCACCGCGTCGGATGTGCTCAACGGCGAAGACGGCACCGTCGTATTCGATGTGCTGGACGCGCTCTACGAAAGCGTCTCGCTCAATCTCGGACAACCGCCGCTGACGAACGTCCGCGTCGAGACCGGCGCGCACTGGACCCAGCGCTCGTCCGGGACGTTTGAAGTCCCGACGCTCAACATGCAGAGCTATACGGGCGACAGCCTGCTCAGCGATTGGCCAAAGCCGGGCACGAGCATCGGCGCGGGCTACAAGTGCCAGTCGAGCTTCACGACCGACGTGTTCTTCGTCACGCAAACCCCGACCGCGTCGTATAGCTACTCGTGGACGAACACCGACCCGAACCCGGGCCAGTGTTCGAACTCGTCCGCGACGACCAACTCCAGCGGCCCGGCGCTCATGTCGCCGAACCCGATGACGGTTGCGCTCGCCGGGTATTTCCAGAGCGGGCTTTGCTTCCCGACTTCCGACCCGCCGCAGAACATTCCGATGACGCTGACGAGCAGCGGCATCGTTGTGCCGCTTTGGTCGGTCAGCATGGACATGACAATCCGCTTCGACGCCGAGCGCGACTTCACCGAGTTGCTAGCGTTCGATCTCATCGCGAATACTCAGTCGGTCCTCGCGGCTCCGACCGTCAGTCAGAACACCGAGTTGCTCTCCATCCAAGCCGTGGAAGTGGGGCAACCTCTTCTCGAAATCTCGGCGTGGACGAACTTCGCGAGCCAGCCGGTCGGCCTGACCCAGATCATCACGCCGAACAACCCGACGACGCCGGGCGGTTTGGCTTTCCAGATTTGCGTTCAGGCAGGGACGGCGGGCGCGACCGAGCCGGTATTCAGCGACATCCCGGGCACAGTTACGATTGACGGCACCGTGCATTGGGCCAGCTTGGGCACGAGCTTGCCGACGATTGCGCCGCGCTGGTCGGCAGCGTCGGCCATTCCGCTCGGGCAGATCGTGCTCATGCAAAACCAAGTCTTCAACGACAACATCGGCGACTTCGAGCCCGTGCCGACGCAAGTCAGTTACTACATCTGCACGCAACAAGGCCGAACGAACGATACCTACGAGGTCATCACGTATACGCCTCCGGCTACGACGAACGTTGAAGCACCTCCGGCTCCGCGTAAGGTCGCGCTGATCCGCGCGCCCGCGTTCTCGACGAGCGTCGGCTCGCACATCAGCGACGGGTCCGTGGTATGGACCGTGCTCGGCCCCAATCCTCCGGGCCTGTCTATTCCGGCTGGCGGCACCGCCGATGACGTTCGGGCGCGCTCGTTCTTTCCGACGCCCCGGGGCCTGCGCTCGATTGAGTACCTCATCAGCAAGGCACGTGCCCGGCTGCGCTACCGCGCTCGGGCTGTCACGATTGGTTGGAGTTGCCCGTTCGAACAGGCGGTCGGTCTCTCGTGTCGCAAGAACGCGACGCTCAACGATCAGCGCTTGCCCGGCGGCACCGCCACGGGCAAGATCATTTCGTATTCGCTCATCGCGGGCGGTGACGGAAAGATCATCGGCAAGGTCGAGATCGGCGTTGCGGTCGGCCTCGGGGATAATGTTGACCCGGTCGAGGGGACGCCGGAGTATTGTGTCGCCGACTACACCGGCAGCGACTATCAGCGCTATATCGGACAGATGGTCGCGCACGGCAGCAACGATCTCACCTATTCGCTCCCGCTCTACAGCGCGTTCGACGACGGTCTCAGCTTCCCGCTCTCGTGGAGGCAGATCACGAACGGGTTCATTCAAACGGGCACGGTCGCCGAACAGAAAGCGAAAATCCAGAGCAGTTTCGCCGTGCAAGTCCAGTTGCAGTATCTCCAATCGGTCGGTAGCTCCATCGGCGGCAACGGCAGCATTCAACAGTCGGGAGTGCCGCCGGATGTTGCATGGACGCTGGAGAAGGCCCAGCTTGCGCTTGTGAACCAAACGACCCCGGCGGTCATGGCGGCCAATCCGATCTCGGCGACGGCTGTCTTGAAGCCGTGCGCGGGCAACGGGCCATTCAACGGTTCGTATTCGCTCGTCGTATCCACGATGCATCTGCCGCTCGGCATCGATCTCGCGGCACCTTCAAACAACTAACGGAGAAGACCATGGCAGGCCTTGAGGGCATCATTCGCCCATTCGCGGGCGAGGGCGTCACCGCCAAGCAGTTCTTTCAACCGGGCACGGCGGGCGTCGCGCCCGCGCGTCTGTCTGTCGGCCTCGTCGGCGGCAACAAGACGTTTGCGTGGAGCTATAGCACGTCGCTGTCATCCTATATGGCCGCCGTGCACACTGAAAAGGCTTCGGACGCATTCGACATGACCACCGGAAAGTTGCGATAATGGCTTTCACGCGACGCACTCACATTGTTCGTGTCCCGATGGACGACCCGCCGGTCGCCAAGGGCGAGAAACCGAGCCTGTATATCGATTTGGAAGTTCTCGATGCCATCGCGTTTCGCACCGAGGGCAACAAAGAGGTTATTCTGAGTTTGGAAGCGGCCAGCGCGTCGCCGTTCATTGTTGACGACACGGGCGGCGGCCATGAGAAGAAACCATCAACGCCGACCCAACGCTCGCACATGGAACGGGTCAAAGGACCGAATGGCAAGCTCGATGTCGAAGTCGTCGATAGCTGGGCCGCGCGTGATCAACGTGGTGAAGAGTGGATTTTGGATATGCAAGGGAGTAGCGAGTTCGATATCAGTGACGGCACTGGCGATAGGTCTTCGACGCGAAAGGCGCACGACGAAATCGTCTCGGTCCCGTTCGGGAAAACGAAGGAAGAGGCTGGTACTGACTACCTGACAATTCAGCGTAGCGACAACATTGCCTTCCGTCGCGTGCGCAATGAGGAAGTCATCCTCAGTATCCCGTCGTGTGACGACCCCAAGGCCGTTAATGTAAATTTTGGACGAGCTTCGACGTTCACGACCCCAGCGGACTATGATCCGACCGACGACAGTGATGATGCGGTCACTCCGCCACTTCTGTCGGAAACGAAGGACGGACACAACTACGTCAAGCCGGTCAAGGGTGCAGACGACTTCCTGACCGGCGATACCAAGATCAAGATGGGACCGCTTTGGTGGATCAGGAAGGTTGCGAGTTCATTCTATGTGTACTTTCGTCTTTCGTCGGATGGCTCTCCGCCCGTGATCTCTTTTCCAAGTGGGCTGGTCCCTCTTTATGATCAGACGACCGTCCGATTGCCGCCGACCTCGGGAAACTATATTTTATGGTATAGCAACGCTGTCCAATCGCCGCCGTCTTCCGGACCGCATCAGTTTGACTGCCCGACCATCGTCCCCGCTATCTCGTCTCTTCAAGATGCTCTCACGCTCCTTCCGGACGGGTTTCAAAAAGGCCTCACGTTCGGCGGCGGTCGGACTAGTGAAGTCATCAATCAACAGGGCGAATTTTGGCCGCCCTACAGCCCAGCCGATCACACTGACCGGGCCTCACTCACGTTCGGTACTCTGACCGAGGCACAGGCATATCAGGCGTTCATCAGCAATGATCAGACCTTTTCGGGTTCGACTGATCCGCTTCACCCGTGTCCCCCGTTCTTTATGCGGGACATGGGGCCGCATATCGATCAACTTGTAGGCGGCGAGCCCGCGACGGTTTGGATACGAGACGTGATCGTCAAAATGGGCATGAAATTGGAAACCCAAATCGGCCTGACCGGGGAGACCAAGGCGTGCACCGGCATTGTCTACAGCAAGGTGAAACCATTCTCGGGTCAGATCACGCCGACCATTCTCGGGACCAATGGCACGTTCGACAGCGAGGCCACAACCAACTCTGGGGGCCACTTCACGTGGACGCTCACACGTGACACCGATGATCCTGTCCCGCCTCGCACGACGAAGCTGTTGCTTATCGACTTCGCCCCCTTCTAACCGGCTTGACGCCACACTAAAACATGGTTAATAGACCCTCCAGCCTTAAAGGACACCTCCATGGTTGACAATCTCACGTACCGCACAGACGACGGCACGCGCTGGGGCGGCGGACAAGGCTCGCCGCTCGCTGCCGCGACCGTCGATCTCAACTTCTGGAGCCTGTTCATCGCGGTCGCCGCGCTCGAAGATCAATTGCTCGCGGGCGCTGCCGCTGGCATCGATTTCATCTCGCAAGTGACCGGCGGAAATCAGTTCTTCATCCACTTGACCGATCATCGCGTGCTCGGTCCTTTCACCATTCCGACTTCGCAGTGGAACCCCAAGGGCCAGTGGAAGCCGCTCACCGCCTACGCGGCGTTCGATGTCGTGAGTGATAACGGCTCGACGTATCTCGTCTCGATTGCTCACACGAGCGCGGCGACGTTCTCTCCGCTGGCAACGGACGGCCTCGGTCATCCGCTCTACATGCTGCTCTTGGAGACGCCCGCGAACTCTCTCCCGGCTGACGGCACCATCGGTCAGCGTCTCGTGCGCTCCCGCGCGAGCCCGTTCACGACGGAGTGGGTCAGCGACAAGCGCGTGCTGTTCGTGCAAGTCAACGGGCATCCTGATCCGAGCGAGCTTCTGTTGCAGTACGCGGTCGTCGATCATTCGGTTCTGCCGGTCAGCCTGACCGGGTCGGCGTTCTTCGAGGGCACCCCGGCGAACTCCGCGACCACCTACAACCTTCTCTTGAATGGGGACGCTATCGGCAGCATCAATTTCTCAGGCGGCTCGCCGGAGACGATCACGGTCACGCTGGCCGAGACCGTTCTCTTCCCCGGAGACGTTTTGTCGATGGTGGGTCCGACTACGCCGGACATCAATCAATCGGACATCTCGTTCTCCATCGTCACTCTTCTGACGGAATAAACCTGAAATGGCCATTACCGAAGTTGGCAGCGCTGCATCGGCAACGTACAATGGCGTATCCTCGTCTGGTGCGAAGACGCTGGCTATCGGCGGCGCGAGCCAGTCGAATGCCATGCTGGTCATGGGTATCATCTATACGACCACTTCGACAACGCCACAACCAATCACGTCCATCACGGACAATCAAGGTAACACGTGGTCTAAATATACAGCCGTCGAAGCGCATTCGGGCTGGAGCACGGGACCAACGGTTAACGGAGCCCAGAAATCGTTTGCGGTAGAAGTATGGTACACTAAAGGGGCGACCGTTCCCGCAACTTCGATTGATATAACCGTGAACCACAGCGGCACAATTGACGCCGCCGCTATGGTCATAAGCCCGAAACTTCTTGGGTATGACGCGGCCAACCCGTTCGACGGCAACGCGTCACTGCCGAAGATCGTCCAAGCGTCCACTTCGACCGCTGAGACCATCACGGGTATTTCGACCACTCAGACGCACATCTATCCGATTTGGATTTTCGGAACGTGGGGAACGACCCGGGCTACCCAGAACGTGTCGTTCAACGGCGTGTCGCGTAACCAACAGGTTATTCAACAGAAGAACGCGTCTGAGTTTATCGACGCGGAGTACGCGTCTGGCATCGGCAGCGGCGGTCCGGCCGTCACGGGGCCGTATTCGAACGTCACGTATTCCGCGCCTACGTCCTGCACCAATTGGTACGCCATCGGTTTCGCCCTGACTTCGGATGCCTCTTCCCCGTCCGGCACGCTCGCCGCTACCGAGACCGCAGACACCGCCCACATGGTTGGGTATCTCTTCTCTGGGGTTAGAGGGGATTTGACAGCGACCGAAAATCCAGATACATTAGCGGCGGCGGGCCATGTCGCGGCGTCGGGCGTTATATTCTCGGTTGAAGCTGTAGACACTTTCTCCGCATTCGGCTTCCAACCCATCACCGGAACGTTTGTCACCACCGGAGCCGCTGACCAATTCCACGCGACCGGCATCGGGCTGGGCGAGGACGGCGTCCTCATTACAGTCGGCACTCCGGACATATTCTCGGCCGTAGGCGCAGTGCCTCCACAAGGAACATTGGCCGCCACTGGGGCGGCTGATCGTGCACGGTTCATCGGCGCAGGCGTTACTCAGGTTCGCCGCCGTCGTCGTCGTTTTGTAACCTGATCGAAGGGAGGGACAGACCATGTCCGTCGTCTACAACACCACACTGAAAAATACCCGTATGACCGACGTGGTCACGGCGCTCGGTTCGGCCGGTAAGCTCAAGATTTATACCGCCGCGCTCGCGACGCTGCTCTCGACCATCAACCTCGCCAACCCGGCGGGCACGGTCTCTGGCGGCGTGCTGACGTTCTCCGGCACTCCGCTGACCGATAGCTCGGCGGCTGCCAGCGGCACGGCAGCGGCGGCCACGCTCACGGACAGCGGCGGCACCGTGATCGTCTCCGGCTTGACCGTGTCGAGCACCTCGGGCGACATCGTCCTGTCGTCCACCAACATCGTCGCCGGGCAGCCGGTCACGATCACCACGGCGTCGATCACGCACGGCTAAGGCGAATGAAGCCTGCTCTGCGCGTCATGGGAATGTTCGGCATGGGGGACTGCTTGCATCAGCGAGCGGTCCTTCGGCAGTTGATGGAACGCTACACCGTGACGTTAGAGACCCCGTGGCCTTCGATGTATCACGATCTCATCGCCGAAGGTCTTATGGTTTGTCGGCGGCCCACGGGCCTCCGGACGCAAGCGAAGAACGCGGCTCGCGAAAGCGAGAGCGTCATGTTCACTCCAGTTCATCCGCTCATGCGCGCGAACATGCGCGTGGCGTACACGGGACAGCAAGTTCTCGCGTCGCCGAGCAAAACGATTTTAGAGGCTATGTGTAATGCGACGCGCACGTCATTTGCGGAGGCGGATTATCGCCTCCCTGTCCCTGATAGTTGGAATGAAAAGCTCGACGCCGCGCTGGGAGCTAACGCGGATGGCGCGAGGGGAAGGCCGTGGCTCGTGTATCGTCCGCTTTGCACCCGACCTGAGTGGAGCGGCGGCAGCGCTCGCAACGCGGACCCGGCGGCATACGAAGCGCTATTCGAAAGTATCCGGGATAAGTTCTTCGTCGTGTCGGTCGCGGACCTTGAAGCGGGTAAAGAGTGGATCGTCGGACCGGACCCTAAACCCGACCTGACTTTTCACAAGGGCGAACTCGTCTTCGAAGCTCTGGCCGCCCTGTTCAAGCGCGCGAGCCTCGTCTACACCTCCAGCGGATTTCCGGCTATCCTCGGCCCAGCGGTCGGCACGCCCACGCTGTCCATCGTCGGCGGCTACGAGGACCCGCGCTGCCACGACAGCGGCATCCGGTTCGCCCCCTACCTCGCAATTGGGCCGAGGGCTCCATGCTCATGCTGGACCTCGGCGTGTCGGAAAGTCTGTGATAAATCGCTCGACCTCGACGCGGCGAAGCTCGCCGTCGCCGATTTCGTGTCCCAAAACTGTATACAAATTGGGGACACTCCATGATCGCTTACGTGATGCGTCCCCCTGTCGCGCCCCTCATCGTTGAAGCCCCGACCACTCAAGACATTGCGATCATTGTCTGCGGCGGCGGCGACCCGTTCGCCGAGTACGAGCAGGCCCGTGCACTCGTCGAGCGAGCGGGCAAACATGCTAGTGTTTTTGCCGGGAACGATATGATAGAACGCTTCCCGCATGACATTGACCACGCGCTCACGCTTCATCCGGAAAAACTCCAGCTATGGATGCCCCGTCGTCGGGCCAATGGCTTCAACGACCCGCCGAAGGTATGGGCTCATCGCTCGACCTCGTCGATCACCAACTGGACCCGGGATTGGTCCGGCTCGACCGGCCTCTTTTGCGTCAAGGTTGCGAGGGAGAATGGATACGTCCACATCATTCTGTGCGGAGTTCCGATGACAGTGGAGGCCAATCACTTCGTCCGCAACGAGCCGTGGAACGCAGCGCTCGCGTTTCGTCGGGGATGGACGCCGCGCCTCAAGGAACTCAAGCCCTACGTTCGAAGCTTCAACGGATGGACGAAGGAACAGTTCACAGAGCCCACGGAAGATTGGCTTCGAGAAGAGATCACGGACAGGCACCGCAACGGACGTATTGGAGGATTGAAGGCATGAACCATCGCGACATCGACCCGAAGATCAAAGCGCTCTTCCCGTGGGCGCTTTTTCTTGTGCTCGCTGCGCTGCTCGCGTTTGCGGCGACGAAGGTTCACGCCGAGGAAGACATCTGGGCTTGCTACGGCTCCGGCCGATATGAAGCCATGTCCTCCGCGTGGCCTCCGTGCAACGAGATGTGCGGGATGCTCAAGGCATATCTGCAATCGCACTCCGAAGCCGAGGCTCGCGCCAAGGCCGTGGAGTTGAAGCTCCCACGCTGGGTCATCAGGAAAGCGGAGAAGTGTTTATGAAAAGAGCATTGATCACCGGGGTCACCGGACAAGACGGCAGCTACCTCGCGGAGCTTCTGCTCAGCAAGGGCTACGAGGTGCACGGTATCAAACGCCGGGCCTCCAGCTACAACACTTCGCGCGTCGATCACCTCTCCGCCCTCAAGCTGCACTACGGCGACATGACGGACGGGTCGAGCCTCTCGCGCATCGTCAGTGCCGTGGACCCGCACGAGGTCTACAATCTCGCCGCTCAGTCGCACGTCCAAGTCAGCTTCGAGACGCCGGAGTACACCGCGAACTCGGACGCGCTCGGCACCATGCGGCTGCTTGAAGCGGTGAAAGCACAGTATGAGAAGGGCCACACCCCGACCTTCTATCAGGCCTCGACCTCGGAACTCTATGGCAACTCCGGCGGTTATCTTCGGAACGAGCAGACGCCGTTCATGCCGCGCAGCCCGTATGCGGCTGCGAAGCTCTATGCGTACTGGATCACGGTGAACTACCGCGAAGCCTATGGCATCCACGCGAGCAACGGCATTCTCTTCAATCATGAGAGCCCTCGGCGCGGCCCGACGTTCGTCACGCGCAAGATCACCAAGGCTGTCGCCGCGATAGCGGCGGGCAAGCAGGACTGCCTCTACCTCGGCAACCTCGACGCCCTCCGGGATTGGGGCCACGCCAAGGACTACGTCGAGGCGATGTGGCTCGCGCTCCAGCAAGACAAACCCGATGACTACGTCGTCGCGACCGGCGAAGCGCATACCGTGCGCGAGTTCGTCGAACTCGCCTTTGACGAGGTCGGCATGGACATCGCGTGGCGCGGCAGCGGCGAGGTCGAGGCCGGGTACGACCGGAAGACCGGGGAAGAGGTCGTCCTGATCGACCGAAAATACTTTCGGCCAACTGAGGTAAACGTCTTGCGCGGCGACCCAAAGAAGGCTATGGAGCGGCTCGGCTGGCGACCCAAGACGACGTTTCGGGCGCTCGTGAAGGAAATGGTTTCGGCCGACGTGAAGGAATTGGCGGATGAACATTGACACTCGGGTCGCGATTTGTTGCTATCAGGGAGACGCCAATCAAGTCGTCTCCATGATGGACATCTATCGTCATCACGAGTGTCCGATCACCATTCTCTCCCCCGAGGACAGCCCGGTACTTATCCCCGGGCTCGACTGCCGCGCAGGCGGCAAGCGCTGCTATATCGGCGAGGACGCAATCCTACGGATGCAGCGTCAGCTTCGCATCCTGCTCGACGAGACCCCCGAAACTTTCTTTCTGATCCACGACGCCGACAGCATCGTGCTCGATGCCAAACTCCCGGGCTACCTCTACGTCGAGCCCGATGTGCTTTGGTCGAACGTCGTCATCGACGAGATACCACAGCAGCAAGCCTTCTATCCCGAGGGAATGCCGCATGTCGCGTTCCAGCCCCCGTGGTTCACATCTCGCTCAGTGATCGAGAAGCTTCTCGCGACCGATGTCCCCTTCAATCCGGATATGCTCTTCATCGACCATTGGTTCGTGCAGGCGGCTATCGCGGCCGACGTACCGTGGAAGCACGTCGAGGGGGCGATCAGCTATCCCACGTATGATCCTTTCTGGGCCGGAGCGGCATGGAATGCCGTCCGCTATCACGGCACCACGTTCGTCCACTCGGTCAAGACGAACGAGACGTGCGACCTTTTGAGAACAGCGAGGAAACAGTTCAATGGCACATGATCGCAATCGGGAGACCGTCGTCGCCATCCACTGTTACGCTGGCGACCTCCATCAGGTTCAAGGGAACCTTCCCGCGTACCTCCATCATGCCGGGAGCAAGGTCGTCGTCGTCTCGCCGACCGATAGCGCCGTCGTGGTCGAGGGCGTTGACAACATCCATGCGGGCCTCGTCGGCTACACCGGGCAGGTTTCGCTCGACCGACAACTGGCGCAGATGAAGGCGCTGCTCGAAGCGTATCCTGACCACGGTTTCTTTCTTCTCAACGACGCCGACAGTGCTGTGCTCGACCCCATCATTCCGGCGTACCTCTACGATGAGGATGTCGTATGGTCTAATCAGGTTTTCGACGGCGTTCCGAACCGTGAGCCGTTCCCCGAGGGTTGGCCGCCGGTCGCGTTCCAGCCGCCCTACTTTCTGTCGCGCAGCATGATGCAGAGAATGGTTGCCGTAGGCGAGAGCGATCATCCGCTCGTCAAGGCGACCGGGTCTCGACCCTTCATCGACTTCTACATGGTGCAGTTGACGATGGTTGGCGGGCTCCCGTGGAAACGGATGATGGACGCGATCAGTTGGCCGATCTCGATAAACCAAAAGCAATACCCGAACCCGCACGCCGATCAGCGCAAGATGTATGCTCACGGCTTCGCTCTGGCGCAGCGCGCGGTCGGCCTCGGCGGCTCCAACATCGTGCACTCCGTCAAGGACGGCGAGACCATGGAGAAGCTCATCACGCTTCGCCGCAACTACGTCGCGGGCCATCCCAACTGGGTCCCGGCGGAGACCGAGGCCCCGTGGGTCGGCGGCAATCCCGAAAATCGCGGCCGGGTCATGAACAACCGGCACCCGGCGGCAGCGGCCGGAAACCGCATCGCGGCCGAACGGCAGCGCCGGGCTCTGCTCGTCCAGCAACAGCGTCTCACTCATCCCGGATTGAAAGCCTGACCCATGCTCGACCTGTCCCGCGTTACTCTTCTCTTCGTTGAAACCCGAGCCCACGAGATCACCAAGCGCGTCATCGACGATTGCCTGAGCAAGGCGACGTTCGGCGACGTGCTGCTCTACACTGACAAGCCGGAGCTTCTGCCGGTCCCGGGCGCTCGCGTGCTCCCGTGCATCGACTTCCCCGACAAGCGTCAGGCGGGCGAGTTCTACTACGGCCGGGCCATGGGCCACGTCGAGACCGAGTTCGCGCTCATGCTCGAATGGGACGGCGGCATCTTCGACGCGACCAAGTGGAAGCCCGAGTTCTTCGACTACGACTACATCGGCGCACCGTGGACAGTTCGCCCCGGCGACCCCTACGACGTGGGCAACGGCGGCTTCACGCTGATGTCGCAGAAGCTCGGACACTTCGTCGTGGACAACATCCGACAGTTCCCGGTCACTACCGATTGGGATTTCTGTCGCGTGCAGCGACGCTTTCTGGAGCCCCGAGGCTTCAAATGGCCGAACCGCGATCTCGCGTCGGCCTTCTCGTGGGAGCTTGGGCCACGCAACCCGGATCATTTCGGATACCATGGCGCGTTCAACTGGCATGCCGTACTTTCGAAGGACGAGGTCGTCGAGCGCGTGAAGATCATGCTCAAGAGCGAGTACCTCTCGACCAAGCTCACGAGCGTCTTCAAATCGACCCCATGGCTTGAGGCGGCTCTCACCCCGGAAGAGATCGCCTCCTATCTCTCGGCCATTCCCCCGGGCGGTCGCCTTCGTCCTCAAATCCCCGGCCAGATGTCCGCGCAGCATCGCGCCGCTCTCAGGCTGATGCAAAATCAACGTCGGGCCGTTGTCTCCGGTCCGCACAATCAAGGACTAAAAGCATGAAACAGAATAGCTGCATCGTTGTGACAGGCGCAAACGGTCTCGCGGGTTCGGCTGTCGTGGAGCATCTGCGCGAGCGCGGGTTTACGTTCGTTGTGCCGCTCACGCGCGACGACGCCGACCTGATGGACGCCGACAGGACTGGCCGTTTCTTCGGGCGCGTCCAGCCTGAATACGTCTTCCATGCCGCCGCTACGGTCTATGGCCTTCAAGGCAACATGGATAACCAATACAAAGCCATCTTGAACAACACGATGATCAACACGAACGTCATCAACGCTTCGCACTGGGTTGGCGTCAAGAAGATTGTCGTCATGGGCACGAACGCGATCTATCCGTGGCCCGCGATCTTGCCCTACCGTGAAGAGAACATTTTCGACGGTCGGCCACACGATGGCGAGGCCGGGTATGGACATGCGAAGCGGCACATGCTCGCGATGCTCGAAGCATCCGGGATGAACTACACCTATCTCGTCTCCGGCAATCTCTATGGACCGCGCGACAACTTCAACGAGAAGACCGGCCATGTTCTGCCGTCCCTGATCCACAAGTTTTGGTGGGCGTCCGTCCCGCCGAAGAACGCCGTGGACATCTGGGGCGATGGTTCCGCTCGTCGCGACTTCCTGCACAGCGCGGACCTCGCGGACATCGCCAGCCTTTTTATGGGCAACGACTTCACCGGGCCGATCAACATCGGCAGCGGCACGACGGTCGCGATCAGGGACATCGCCAAGCTTCTCTCGGATATCAGCGGCGTGGATTGGTCGGACGTTCGCTTTGACACGAGCAAACCGACTGGACGGCCGGAGTGCTACTCCGATCTCTCGAAGCTCCATGCGCTGGGCTGGCAGCCGAAAGTCTCATTCGCTGATGGCTTGCGCTCGACTTATGATTGGTACTCGGTCAGGCACACGCGGTCATAATTTGGCCCCGTCCGGGATGCAACCGGCTTGACTTGAACATGGTTAACGGCTAAAGGTGGCGGGAACTCCCCCAAAACCGTGAGGCCGCCCCATGCTCGACTTCGTCACCAATCTCGAAATCAACATCATTGTCGGCGCAGTCGCGCTGATCGCAGGCGTTTTGTTCTCGACCAAAATCAAGGATTGGTTCAAGGGCATCCCGTCGCAGTTGCGCGTTGCGCTCAACAGCGTTGAGGCCGATGCACTCGCGAAGGTTCGCGGCGCTCAGGCCGACGTGCTCGCGCAGATCGCCCCGGCCGCTCCCGCGCCAAAGGTTGCGCTCAAGCCTTCCGAACAGCCGCTCGCCCCGTCCGCGTAAACCTGTAGGTTGACGCTGGACCCCTCGGCGTCAACCTCTGGGTATCTCTCTGTCCCCGGAGCCGAACCATGTTGAACACCTACAAACCATTCGTGGGTCGTATGATCCAGAAGTACGAGGGCGGCTACGGCTGGGATAAAGCCGATACTGGCGGCCCGACGAAGTATGGCGTGACGTGCTTCGATCTCGCCGAGCATATGGGCCAGAAGATGGACAGCATGTCCCGCTGGGCTCCCATCGTCAAGGCGATGACACTCGACACCGCCGAGCAAATCTATGCCAAGAAGTACGCGGCGGCCATTCGCTACAACGATCTTCCGGCAGGCATCGACGTGGAGATGATGGACTATGGCGTCAACTCCGGCGTCTCGCGTCCGCTCCGCGTCGCTCGCGCGATACTCAAGCTCCCGCCGGGCGCGAGAATGGATCAGCCATTGCTCGACGCCCTCAAGAAGACCGACCCCGACAAGTTCATCGACGCGATGTCCGCTGAGCGGCTCGCGTTCATGCATGCCATCCGTGGCGGCTCCGCGTGGCGGACCTTTGGCGGAGGCTGGGGCGCGCGTGTGGCCGATCTCAAGGCCTATGCTCACCATCTCACTGCGGCCCCCGGCGCTGTCGCCGAGCCCATCCCGCCGGACCTGTCGAACGTTTCGACGCCCAAGGCGCAGCACGGTGACCCGAAGACGAACAGCAACGTCATCAAGGGCACGACCGGCACCGTTCTCACGACCGGCCCCTCGGGCTGGGCCGCAGGCGTGCCGCCGGAGTTGCTCGCGATTGGCCTCGGCTTCATCATCGTCGGCGGTATCGGGTACGCCGTCTGGAAACACCAGCACGCCGCGATGCTCAACGCGACCGTCGTGCTGCCCCCGGCTGCCGTCACCGCATAAGGATCAGCAACAATGTCCAGTCTCGACCCTCACGTTCTCGCCAACTACCTTCTCCCGGTTCTCGTGGTCTTCACGCTGTTCGTCGGCTACTTCGTCGGACTGCGCCCGATCTTGAAGCAAACCCCCGGCTTCAAGGATGTCTACGACGCCGAGGCCGGTTGGCTCTACGCCGTCAACGCCAAGTTCTCCGGCGTCAAGCAGAAGCTCGTCACGCTCATCATCTCGATGGGCAGCGTGCTCGTGCTGGCACATGACGAGATCGCACCGCTCGTGACGCAAGCAGGCGTGGACCCGTCGCAGTTCCTCCCGAAGATGCCGGGATGGGTTTGGCCCGTGCTCACCATCGCCATCCTTTGGCTTGTGCAGTATTTCCGTAACCTCGCCGACAGGCAGGCGCAAGCGAACGCCATCGCGCTGTTGCAGGCCGGTCAGCCGCTCGCCGCTCCCGCGCCCGGGCTCCCGATCTCGACTGTCCCCTCGCCGACCCCGACGCCTCTCGGCCCGGCGAAAACGGAGTAACGCATCATGGGTATCCTCACCGCCCTCTTGGGATTGCCCGGCCTGATCTCCGGCGCGTTCGGCACGATCAACGGTATCACCAAGGCGCTGGCCGACGCGAAGATCGCACAGATCAACGCGACCACGGCGCAAGAGAAGATCATCGCGGACGAGCGCGTCTCGACGTTGCAGGCCCGCCGGGATGTCCTGATCGCCGAGGCCGGTTCCGGTTCTCGCTTAAATTTGTTCATGCGGACCGCCATCGCAGTCGGCCCCGCGAGCGTTATCCTCAAGCTGTTCCTCTGGGACAAGGTCATCGGCTCTTTGGTCGGTTGCTCTCAGGCCCCCAAGGGAACGTGTGGCATCTTCACCACTGACACGCTTGACGCCAATTTGTGGACCGTCATCACCATCGTCCTCGGCTTCTACTTCGTCAGCGAAGTGACAGTCGGCGTGACGCGCATCGTTAAGAACGGAAGCAAATGAAACTGATCGCTCTTGCCGCGTGCTTTTTGTTTATCTTCTGTCAGCCCCCACATCGGAGCATGACGAAGCACTCGACGTGCGAGCGGTTCACCAAAGGCTATGATAGTTCGGTGAAGCGGGACGACTGGGTCGCCCAATTCCCCGTCAAGCAGCAACACCGCGTTCTCGTCTGTTTGGACAAGCTCGCGGCAGAGGGGGATGGGAAATGAGTGGCGATGCAGAGACCCAGCGATTGATCGGCACGATGAGCGCGAACATCGAAGCCATCATGAAGAAGCAAGACGAAATGGAGAAGAAGCTCGACGCGGTCGTTGCTATGACGAACCGCTGGAAAGGCGCAACCACCATTCTGATCATGCTCGGCGGCTTCATCGGCTGGGCGACCAACCTGATTTTCAAAGGGCACGCCTAATGGCTGATCCGTTCGCCAAGTTCTACAACACCGGCACGTGGGGAACGCTGATCCTCAATGTCGTCTCCGGCGCAGCGCTGCTCAGCGCAGCGGCGTGGTTCTCCTACAACCTGTTCTCGACCCGAGACGCCGAGCTACCGCCGCGCGTGGTCAACAGCATCACGGTCGAGCCGTCGATCTTGCTGGCCGGGAAACCGTTCACCGCCCACATCAACGTCACGCTCAACCGGCTCTGCCCCTACGAGGTCCGATGGTCTCTCATCCGGGCTGGGGACGGCGTCGAGATCGTCCGGATCATTGAGCCTATCAAGCAGCCGCCCGCCCAGATCGGCACCTTCGAGCTTCCCGCCTCGCCCCGGTACGTCCCGGCCAGCGTCGCCCCGGGCGAGTACAAGTATGCATCCGAGGTCGTCGATCTCTGCCCGGAAGGGCATACCTACACCACGGTCCGGAAAAACGCCGACGTGATCATCCGCTAGGGAGCCCGTAGAGAGGCCTCCCGGCTCCCGGGCGTCCAAGCACCGGCTCCGGCCGCCGCCTCATCCCTGCCTACGGCTGGCCCGGCGTGGCCACAAAGAAGCGGCCCCGGAGGGAACACCCCCGGGGCCGTCGTTTTTAGGTCAGTTCCAGCCCGCCAAATCGCCCGGCCACCCCTTGGTCTATCCGGGATGAACTCCGGGAGGCCCGGAACTCGGCCAGCCGGGCGATCATGGCAGCCCGGCGGACCGGGTCGAGCGGCTTCGAGGCCCGGGGCTTGGTGAACCGGACCCGGTTCACTTTGAAGGCAGCCTTCAATGCGTCGTGCGCCTCGCGCCCCATCATGTAGAGCACGAGCCGCAGATAGATCGAACAAAACTGCCAGCCGTGGAAGGCTTCGTTCCCGCCCTCGCGCATACAGATCGTGTGCGCCAGTTCGTGGAGGACGACGCCCTCGTTCCGAGCCCAGAGCGGGATTTTGATCCCGCCCTGCCAGCCGCACGCATTGCGCCGACCGCGACCGTCGCCCACGCGGGGCAACGTCCATCTCATGGCTTTCGGATACGCAGCCTGCACGCGCTTCGAGGCGAAGACCTTCTTGACGAACCGCTCGACATCCCTGACCGAGGGCAGGGGCTTCGCGAGGTTGTTGACGGCAGCATCGCACTTGTAGACGCGCGCACGTTGAGTGTCACGTTCTCTCATCAGTAGTCTCCACAATTTCAAACAGCCCGCTCCCGGGACCATTCCCGAGCGCGTGAGACATACTAGCATATCGACCCGTCGTCAAATCGACGAATGATACAAAATGCTGATCGTCGCCGCAGTAGTATCAGCGGTTTGTATCAAGAAAAGATTTTGCTTGCCACGGGAAACGTAGGGGCGGACGTGTGTAGATCGATCAGATCACATTCGCCAACCGCTATGATTTTCGGCTGACGACTTTGTGATCCTCAGTCAAATTCCAGTCCACCGAACCTGTCGCCGATTGACGGCGTTCGCGCCTCTTCCGTGCTCGGCTGACCGACGAGCCCGTCATCGTCCTTGGTGCCGTTGGCGCGCATCTGATTGAGCAGCCCGATGACGGCGATGCTCTCTTCCCTGTTGACTGAGTACAGGGTCAGCGTCGCCTCGGGCTGTCGCGTGCGGATCGTCCTTACCTCGCCATTGATCATCCGAAGGTCTTGATCGAACGTTTCGATGTCCATCTGCCATTGCACGAGATCGCCGTTGGGGTCGAAGCCACCTTCATACGTCGGCATACGCGATAACCCTCTCGCCGGTTTTCCAGCCATGTCAAATGTCCACCGTTCGTCCGCCGAGCGCGACGATATGAAAGCCCTCGGGAATGAACGGCGTCAGAAACTCCGCCGACTTGATCCAGCTACTCCCGAACTCGACCGGCACGCTGGCAGGGACGTTGATCCATTCACCGTCAGCGTTCGGCTCCGCGTCCGCGACGATCTTGACGTTCGTAGTCACGTTACATCTCCACGGCGTTCGTGAGAAGCTTAATCATCAGATACCATTCGTTGCCCAGATGATGGAGCTTGAAGAACCCGAACTTCGCGAAGTAGTCCGGCTTCTGGGTCACAAGCTGGATCATCTGGCCGCCGTCCTCGTCGATGGCGGTCAAGCGAGAATTGGTCAGCGCACGGCCGACATTCGAGCCTTGGTACTCCGGGTCTACCGCGACCCAGATCAGATCGAACGCGCCCTTCATCAGCATCGTGCGATGATAGGCGGCGAAGCCGAGGATTGGCCCGTCGTCAGCGGCGGTGACCGCGACGACAAAGGTCGGCGCGTACCGACCGCCTTTCCAATGTTCGATGAATTGCTCGCGACAGCGGTCGGCCGCTTCGTTGCCCCAGTTGTCGCGCGCTAGTTTGCAGCACTGCGCCATCTCGTGATAATGCGGCTTGCGGATGTGGACGTAGGGCTCACTTATCTGCATGGCGATACCTCGGGGACCGTTGGAAGCCGCCGAATTGATCGGGCTCCATGAACTCACCTTCGATCATGTAGCGCACCATGGCTTCGGCCTGTCGAGCATCGAACAGGTTCGTTCCGGTCGGCTCGTGCTTCATCGGATGCGCTGTGTGATCATTGAAAGTCTTCTTGAAGCTGATGCCGCCGTCCGGGCTGAAATCTTCCGGGAGCCTCCAAACGAGAAAGCGGTTCACCATACGCTTAATCTGGGCGTCGTCCATATAACCCTCCTAGAACGTCACTGACGCGGTCAGCGCGGATGCAGCGGCCCAATAGACCACTCGACGCCAATCCCCTTCGAACGCGTATACCCCGGCGGAGCCGAGCGAGAGCGCGATCATGACCGATGGGAGAACGAACTTCACAGCTTGCGCCAGTTCTTGGCGAGCCAGTACGCGCCGAACGCACCGAGCGGGATGTAGACGATGGGTTGCGAGACGACGACCATCAAGAGGATGAACGGCGCGAGCAGAGGATCAAAGATGTTCATACGGACTGCCTCCAATGAAAAGGGCCGGAGCTTGGTAGCCCCGGCCCGCGCGTTTGTCAAACGATTTTTGGAGTGTTCGTATCCCACGAGCACCACGCGGTCGAGCCCGGCTTGCGGCGCTCGTCGCCGTCGAGATAGATCGGCCACTGAGCCGTGATCCCGCGTCGGGGATGGATGAAAGCCAATGCTTGCGTCGGACGCGTCGGCCCCGCACGGAGCAACAGCCGGGCGTACTCGTTGTAACCGATGAGTGAGCCGTTCGCCAGCACCGGCACAGCGTCACCCCGGGGGATATACGTGTGATAGTGCCCGATGAGCAGCGTGTCGAAGTCTCGGCCGCACTGCGCCTCGGAACGGCCGACCTTGATCGCGCCGCGTGCGATGGGGCCGAGCGCACCGATGATGCCGTCGCCGCCCTTCACGCCCAGCGTGTCCCCGTGCGTGAGCATGAAGCGGTGTCCATAGATCGCGAAGTGGGCGTCCACCTCGTTGGGGACGTGGATAGTGACGCGCGGGTCCTTCGAGAACCACTTCTCAAGGTTCTGATAGATGACCCACTCCCAACTGTCGAAGACGCGGTTCTTCGCACGAGGCTTGAGCGTCGTGCGTCCGTGATTGCCCGGCACGCACGGCACGAACACCTTGCCGAACCTGTCGGCCAGCATCGTGATGAAGCCGATGAGGTTCTCTTGCACCTCCATCACGGACAGCGTCACCGGACCGTCGTTCGTCTCCCGGAGGTCCTCATGGATGCCGCCCGTGATCATGTCACCGCCGACACAGAAGACGACGCCCGGATACGTCGGCGAGGTCATGTGGTTGAAGCACAGATCGATCACGGCCTTGCCGAAGATGTCCACGCGCTTCTTGGCGATGGCTCGGTTGAAGGCGTTCATGCCGCCAACCTGATCGGGGTCCACGGTCTCGCCCCAGTGCCAGTCCGACGCGAGGATCAGCGGGACGCCCGTGATGGAGCCTTTCTTGTGCGGCTCGACGAGCCACTTCGGCGGCTCGGGCGTGTAGGCATCGAGGCCGAAGATGCTTTCCCGGAGGCTCTCTGCCGTGTCGTTGACGGCTGCGCGATTGCGCAGTTCTTTTTCGAGCGCTTTGATTTGGTTTTGCTTGGCTCGGATGATGTCGTTGGCGTCAGCGAGACGTTCGGCGTCCGTTTTTGTTTTCGATACCATGTGCGATATTCCCTGTCTGTTGCTCGCCCCTTCGGCGAAGATTGATAGGTACGTTTTCGGTCGAGGTACTTGGGCGATCTTTGATACTTGCGCCGACGCTCCCTGCCCTTCGGAGATCGGTTGTAGCGCGCGTGCCTCTTTGCCTCCAGCGATGTCATTTGCGCTCGGGAACAACAAAGCCCCGGTTCTTGAGACGACCCTCAAGAGACCGGAGCGATTTCAGTGTTTGAATGTGGTCGGGGAATTTGTTGCGGACCGCGTTGCAGATCGACCCGTATTGGATGGGCCGCAGAAGCAATGCCATCGCGTAGTCCTCGGACAGGGCACGACGCGAGCGGCGACGGACAGGGAGCTTCGCGCTGCGATTGAGGACGTAAGCCATATCTTGGAGCCACCGCCGGGATGTTCGTGCGCCCGGAAACGTGGCCCTGATCTCGGCGAGGATGAAGTCGTAGTCGTAACCGATGTTGCGGCCATAGATGTCAACGAAGCTGACGCGCATGAAGTAGTCGTGCGCGAACCGCTTGATCGTCATCCGTGGTGTCCTTGAAAGCATCTTACCAGCCCTCACATGCTCGTAAGAGCACTTCGGCGAGCGTGGCGTCGGGCGAGACGAGGGATAGCCGCGCAAGCTCCGCCTCGGGGACGAGGATGTCGTCGTAGTTCTGGCCGGGTATGAGGTAGAGTTTTGCAGCATGTGCCTCGCCAACCTGTATCAGAACCCAATGGATGCGGCTCCCCGCTTCCGTGCGCTCGCGGTGCCAGATCGATTGGCTCTCCCGCGTCTTCGACCGGATGATCGTGCCCGGCCGCGCCGGTCGGTCATTCGACTTCAATTCAATCCAGCATTGGTCCCCGTTGATGACGCCTTCGACATCCGGGTTGCCTTCGCCCGCCGAGTTCTCCAGCCGACAGAAGTGCACGACATGGCCGCAAGCTTTGAGATGCTTGAGGCCTGTCTTGCACCGTTGCCAGAGCGAACTCTCGCGCGCCATCTCAGCCTTGGCTCTCGTGCCGACGTTCGGCGGAGTTCGGCATCAGCGGCCGACTTGTTCCGCTGACGACCCTGACCTTGGGTACTTCAAGTGGTGCCTGCTCGCCGTTCGGTCCGACGAGCGAATTGGTTTCGGGGAACGCACGCGGGTCAACGACACCCCGGGGCAGCGTCAGTCCGTACTTGCGCTCCAACACTTCCTGACAGAGCGCACCGGCCCGCCAGAACAGCGCGACAGCTTCGAGAGCTTCGCCGTCCATGCCTTCGTAGTTGGCCAGATGGCGCATGATGCAGTCCGTGTGATCCATGCTCTTGCCGCGCGCATGGTGAAGCGGTTCGCCCGGGTTGTGCTTCTCATTGCCGTTGAACGAGTGCTCGGCGAGAGCGGCGATGGCGTCGGGGAAGTATGCCATCACTCCGGAGAACATCGGCACGCGTTTGCGGCCGGGGCTGTCGAAACGGTCGAGGTAGCGTTTCTCTTTGGGAGTTGACATGCGTGATCCTTTTGGGCTGGGGACTGTCAGAAATTTGAGACGAATTTCTTACGCGCGCTGGCCGCGTCGCGCTCCGGCGAGAAGACGGATATCTTCGATCAAGCCATCAGCGAAACCGGCGATGAGGCTGGGACCGGCCGCCGCAATCTCGCTGTGCTGTTCGTGCGTGAGGTCGGGCTGATCGTGCAATCGGTCGATCTCTTCGTTGATCCCGATCAACTCGGCGATGGAGTGGCCTGCGCGATACGCGGCGAGGCCCTGAGCATGACGGGCAGGAATGATCGGCGGATGGCGCATGGCAAGCTCCCGAGCGAATGTCAAGGACCGTTGCCTACATGATGCCGCGAGAGATTGCAAGAGGGTTAACAAATAAAAACGCCGCCTCTGACCTACGGCCCGGGGCGGCGTTGTGCACGACGAACGTGCGTGACAGCGGCGATGGGGTTACTTCATAACGGACCTCCCTCAAAGATTAGTCTCGCACCGTGGGTCTTTAAGAAGGCCAGTGCGAGCGCTGTCCGAGTGTCGTCTCATACTAGACGAGAGTTGTCAAGTCCCCCACGCCTGCCACAGCGGTATATTGCGTGATGGTTATGCTAGTGACCCCCGCTAGGGCCGGGTCCGTCGAGGTGTTGACGACGGGCACGTGAGACTGATTTGAGCCTCCGTTGAAGTAGAACATTCGTTGGAAATCTCCGTTCGCCCAGACGAAGCCGGAAATTGCGATTGATACAAGCGCCAAACCGACATCTCCATCCGGAGACCCGACGTTAAAACCACCATCGAATGTAGCAAACCTATTCGGTCCGGAGCCTACAAGGCCAGTGATCTCGAAGGTCGGAATGGACGGAACCGCGCCGCGCAAGACATTTGCAGGGAGTGTCATGTTGATAGTTTCCTTTCCAGTGTCGGATTATTCCGACGAAAACCAATCTAGCACTCGACCATGTCGAGAGTATGGTGGACCGGGTCGGATTTGAACCGACGACCCTCTGCTTGCAAAACAGATGCTCTCCCGCTGAGCTACGCGGCCCGGGAATGGTGCCAGTGGCCGGGTTCGAACCGGCGACCTCGCGATTATCGGTCGCGCGCTCTCCCCGCTGAGCTACACTGGGCATTGGTGACAGACGATAGGATTTGAACCTATGACATCCGGGTTATGAGCCCGGCGCTCTACCGGGCTGAGCTACGCTGTCGTGAAATGGTGCCGATGGAATGGAATTGAACCTTCGACCTGTCCGTTACGAGGGGACTGCTCTACCACTGAGCTACATCGACGAATGGCACGGGCTCTAGGATTTGAACCCAGACTGACGGGTTCAGAGCCCGTTGTGCTACCGCTACACCAAGCCCGCAGGCTTAGCGTTGGGTAGTCGTCGATGTGATGGTAATGGTCAGGGCGACAGGATTTGAACCTGCGATCTCGTGGGTCCGGGCCACGCGGGGACGGCCAAACTCCCCCACGCCCTGAGATGGGCGAGGGTTCATCGGGGATGCGTGGGCAGCGGAACGGTTCACGAGCACATACTCCGGTTCGACGTTGTAGGCGCGCACTGTCGCCTCGTTCGTTTCCTGCGGGCAGCCCCTTGCCCATTTAAGGGCTGGCCTAGTCGGCCGGGGGCGTCAGAGACGCGAGCCCCGCAGGCTCTCGTCGATTGAGTGGCGGCTTATACACGAGCCGCGAAAAGCTGTCAAGGCCCTCAGTCCTTGAACGGATCAAATTCTCCCGCGCCCGCCATGGCGACCGCAGTCGGCCGGAGGTTGTGCACAACGCGCACAGAGCCCGCGTGGTGCGTCAGAACTTCGGGCAGGCGTCGGTAAGCCATTGGGCTTTCGTCGAGGTCAGCGCCCACGAGGATCACGTTGCGAGCCTGCAACCACTGATCCATCTCGGCGCGCGTGAACCGACGCTTGGCCTCGTTGCGGCCGAAGACCCGGCCCGCGCCGTGGACAGTAGAGTAGAGCGCGGCCTTCGCCTCGGCACCGTCGATGCCTTCGATGATCTTCGCATCGTCGCCCATCGAGCCGCCGACGAAACCGAGTTGCCCCGGGAACGCAGGCGTTGCGCCCTTGCGCACGACCCAGAGCTTCTGCCCGTTGTGCTCTTCCTGCCATGCGTAGTTGTGATGATTGTGCACCGACTTCGTCACCTCGCCGCCGATGATCTTGCGCACGCGCTCGACGACCCACTCGCGCCCGGCGTAGGCGTAGGAGCCCGCAAGCGTCATGGCAGCGATATAGCGTTGCCCGATCTCGCTGTGCACGTCGAGCACGGTCGGCGCGACGTTGATGCCGTCCTTGCCACCGGCCAGCTTGATGTACTTCGTCGCCGACGTGTGGCCGAGGCCTCGCGAACCGAAGTGCACGCCAATCCAAACGTGATCGTCGTGGAGATCGCGAAGGATGTCCACATAATGGTTGCCCGAGCCGACCGTGCCCAGTTGCCCGGCGGCTTTCTGCCGATAGTCGCGCATGTCGGATTGATCCCAGAGCGCGGCGTCGTCGAACAACGCGTGCTCGACCTTCTCGTCGTTCGTGCGACCGATGCCGAATGAGATCACCTTTTGCACGTCATGGATGATCGTCGGCAGACGCTCGGCGATCTCGGCGTGCTTCACGTCGAGGCGTACCGCCATGTTGCCGCAGCCGATGTCGAAGCCGACACCGGAAACGCTGATGTGATCCTTGTAGGCGATCACGCCGCCGACCGGCTGCGCGTATCCCAGATGACCGTCAGCGCAGATCACGCCGCCGACCACGTTGCCGATCTTCATGCAATTGCGCATCTGGGCGATGGTGCCCTCGTCGTGCTCGCCCATGATCGTGAGCGGAGCGTCGGCGAACTCGGCCGTCTGCACCGGCACCGTCATCGCGGCTATCTCGGATGCGAGCCGAGCCTGCTCGACCGCGTTCGCTTCCTTGCGCGCCGCGTCGCGGTACTCGGTCCAGATGGGATGGCCTCGGCCCTCGCCGCGTCGGCCGTCCGGGTCGAGCCCGGCGGCGATGCAGAGTTCACGAGCGCGAGCTTGGTGCGGGTCGGTACGTTGCGGCATTGGTCTTCTCCGGTTCACTTCGGAGATGCGCGCGAGCCTTGCAAGGTCTCGCCGTCCGTGGGCTGCCCACAACGAAGCGGGCTAACGCTGACTGTCGCTATCGCGCGCATCACCGAAGAGAATTAAGACCGGCGGAGTGCAGCAACTCACCCCGCCGGTCCCGCGCAGGGTACGGCCCGGGGGAAGGCCGCACCTAGCTGTAGTCCGTGACGTGTTAAGCCGTCACGGTCTTGAACCCGACATACCCGGCCCGCGTCAGGGAGCCGAGCCACCGACCGGCCTCGCGCTCATCGTAGCGCGTCGCGCCATTGAGCCGCCAAGGGGTCGTCGGCGTCCGACCGCGAACGGTCGGATGATACATATCGCCGGAGTACCAGACCGACACATCGATCCGGCTGCCGTTGCGAACGCGCTTGAGGTGGGCGACTTCGCGCCCATCCTCGGCGACGATCTTCAATGTCCGTGGTGCCACGACTGGCCCCCGTCGTGCGAGTGCACGCCTGCGCCGAGCGCCTGCTTGCTGACCGTGCGGCCAGCTATGGCTTCGGCCTGCGCGATCTTCGCCTTGGTCAGCGCGCCGCCTGAGATCATCAGTTGGCGATACACGCACGCGTCAGTGACGCCGTCGCGGAGGTTCGGGTCGAAGCCTTGAAACGCAATCGCGCCGGTCAGCTTGTCCACGATGGGCTTCACCTTGCCCGTCGCGATCAGCGAGTTGATGTCATAGATCACTTTCTTGACCTCGGCCTTACGCTCGCTGAGCGTTTGGTTCGGGGTCCGCCTGTAGGTCTCGCAAGCCATGGTCCTGTTCCTCGTTGCTAAGGATGCCGGGTTGTAGCAGGGTCCGGGGCGACCCGCAAGAGCCGCCCCGGGGAATGGTTAAGCGATTTCGATCTCCCGAGCCTGAGCGGCGGCCGGGGCCGGAGCCTCGGTCTCGCACGGGGCGAGGTCGATGGCGCGGCCGGAGCTATCGGCCGGGGCCTGCACGTCGGCCGCGTCGTCGAGGTCAAGGAAGGCCGTGCGGGCGGCAGCGAGCTTGTTGATCGTCGCCGCGTCAATGGCGGTCGCCGCCTGCTCGCCCGCTTCCACGAGCTTCTTGGCCTGAGCACGAACGTCCTTGACGGCGTCGTCAACGCGGGCCTGCAACTCCGGCGTCAGCATGTTGCCGATTTTCTTGGCACGGCTGGCCGCGTCACGGACGCGCTCGACATCGACGTTTTCAATGCCGACCTTCATCTCTTCGATGAGGTCGCTGATCTCGCTGCGGATAGCCTTCGCAGCCTTGACATCGTCCTCGGCGATGAAACCGGCCAGCGCGTTGAACTTCAAGCGAGTGAACTTCGAGGTCGCGTTGAACGCGGCGACGAGGCCCCGGGCGGTATCGAAAGCCGCGTCCAGATCATCGCGCTTGGAGATCGGGCAGAGCAGCCCGTGCTCGGTCGCGATGCAGACGCCGACGACGAGGTTGCGCGCCTTGGACTTCACCTCGGTCGCGAGCTTCTGTTCCTTCGCGTCGAGGATGGTCCGCTCGGTCGTCCATTCGGAGACCTCGGCACCGTCTTCGCCAATCGAGACTTTCTCTTCGCCCTTGTCGTAAGAGACGTTGCCCTTGATGCTCGTCGAGACGTGAACGAGCAGGCCGGGCCGGAGGGTTGATACTGAGATGGGCATTTCGCGTTCCTTTGTTGCTGCGCCCGAGAACCGCCCCGGGCTTGTCCGTGATGTAGTCCATCTCCCCGGGCTTGTCACGGACGAACCCGGGGGATGGTTAACGAAGTCTTAAAGGTCGATCTTCCGACCCTTGGAGCCCGAGGCCCCGACCTTCGCCTCGGCGGTCGCCGGGCGGAGGTTAGCGGCTTTCTCCCGGATGAGGGCGATGCGCTTCTCATCGGTCTTCGCCATCGGCGTGACAGCCTTGGCAGCGGCGATCAAGTCCTCGGTCGTGATCTCGCGGGCCTCGTCTTCGAACGCGACATACAGCGCGGTCGGAACGAGTTCGGCGATCTCAGCGCCCGAGAACGTCTCGGTCGCGTCGGCGAGCTTCTCGAAGTCCACCAAGACCGAGCCCCGGCCGTTGGCTTTGAGCGCGGCTTTCAACACCGACTTGCGCTCATCGTGGTTCGGGAGATCAACGAAGAACACTTCGTCGAACCGGCCCTTACGGATAAGCTCCGGCGGGAGCTTGGTCAGATCGTTCGACGTGACGATCACGAAAGCCTCGCTCTTGCGCTCTTGAAACCAATTCAACAGCGTGCCGAGTTGATCCGAAGAGACGCCACCGTCCGCCGAGTTGCCATCCGAACCTTGAAGGGCCTTCTCGATTTCGTCAATCCACACGATGCAGCGACCCAGAGCTTCGATGACCTTGAGAGCTTTACGAACGTTGCCCTCGCTGTCGCCGACGAACTTGCCCTTGAGCGCGCCCGGGTCGAGCCTGAGAAGCGGAACGCCCCACGAGGTAGGCGTGCACTTCGCAGCGAGCGACTTACCGCAGCCCGGGATGCCGGTCAGCACGACGCCCTTCGGAGCCGGGAGACCATACTCGCGAGCCTTCGCGCTGTAGGCGTTCTTGCGGGGCGACAGCCACGCCTTGAAGTTCTCCAGCCCGCCGACAGCGTCGAGGCCACCGTTCACCGGCTCAATCCATTCGAGCACGCGCTCACGAGAGATGACGCGCTTCTTTTCGTTGGCGACAATCGCCGGGTCGATCTTTTTCGTCTGGACGAGAGACTTCGCGTAGCATGACGCGGCTTCCTCGGCGGTCAGGCCGACAGCGGCGTCAATCGCGAGGTCACGCGTGCCATTCGGCGCAGCGTCGGCCTTGAGGTCGTCCGGCAGGCTGTCAAGCGCAGTCTGCAACACCTTCTCAATCTCGGAGCGGTCCGGGAGCGGGAAGTCGATGACCGTAGCGTGGCCAGCGAGATCGTCCTGCACGGTCGCCGAGGTGGTCAGGATCACGATAGCCTGAGCCGACTTGCGGCCGACGCTCGGCAGGTACTTCGCGAGGTTGCGAAGTTGACGACGCGGGGCAGCACCGGACTGGCCTTCGAGCCAAGTCGAGAGGTCGCGGAAGACCCACACGTAGCGCTCGCCCTTCTCGCCCTTGTCCGCTTCATTGCGGACGTAGCTGAAAGCGGTCGCCGGGTCCTGCGCGTCACGGAACGAGGCGGCGGGTTTGCCGTCAAGATTGGTGACGCCCTGAGCGATATCCCAGAAGAGAATTTTGTAACCGGCGGCGGCAGCGGCTTCCGCGAGGAAACCTTCGACGCGAGCCTCTTCACGGCTGATCACTTGGATCAGCGGGTTGCGAGCGCGGAGCAAGGAAGAGATGTCCGTCGCGGTCTTTTGGCCTTTGGAAATCTGAGCGGTCATTTTAGGTCCTGTTGCTGTAGGGCCGGGGTTCTGTCCCCGACGAGACCGATGTAGCGCGGGCCTATCCCGGATGCAAGCAGGAAGATGGGGGATGGTTAATAAACCGTTAACCCCTCGTGATGCTGTCCGGGGCTCCGGTCAAAAGGTCCCGGGCGACTAGGAACAAGCAATCGGGCTTGTGCACGATCTTCTCGTATGGCTCTTGCCACCATACGCGCTCATAGCAGTGCTGGCACGTGTTGAACGCGCCGCCTCGGCCGCAGTCAACCTCGCTGATCGCGTTCTCGACGACCGACTGGGCAACGCGCCAGACTTCTTCGGCAACGAATTGGGGAGCCTTGCTCATCATTATACTACTTCCGCGATTTGAGTATAACTCCGGCCCCGCGAGCCATTGCTCAGCGGGGCCGTTGTTTCTCGTCACCCTCGGTTGCTAGGCCGAGGTCTCCGCGTCTACAGCACCCTTAGATGGGGAAAGCGTTGAGGCGCACGAGCCGCCCACAGGATGCCTGCTTGGTAGGAGCCGACCGACGAAGCCGACCGCGAATGCCCGGCTCGGGCCTAGCTCTTATGTTCCTCCGAATGGCGCTTGGCGATAGCGGCTCCATCGAGAGCGGCTTCCGGCGTCATATAGACGCGAGGACCACTCTTGTCGGAAACGACGTGCCAGACAGTGCCATCCTCGGTCACCTGTCGAAACTCGCCGTAATAGTTCATACCGGCCGGGACGGCACGCAAGCCATCCCACTTCTTGCCGATGAACGTCAGCGCGCCAGCCGGAGTGGGTCCGCCAGTGAACGCTTCACGTGCGGTCTTGTATCCGGCTTCCGGTTCGCCCCGGGCAGCGCGCTCGTCGTTGAGCTTCTGCCAGAACTTAAGAAAGGGCGGCTCGGCGTCGATAGCCGACAGGATGCCTTCCATGCCGAGGGGCTCACCACGCGCGACCCGGTCGCTCTTGTCGTTGAGACGCGAGCGGTCAGCGAGAGTGCGATCAAGGCCTTCGACGACCGTGGCCGCGAGAGTGGCCGCGATCTTTTTCGCCTTGACGTAGTCGCGCGGCGCAGGGATGCCGAGCTTTTGGAAGACAGTCGCGACGGCGAACATCTCGGTCAAGTCCTTATCGGATAGCTGGGGGTCCAGAAACGTGCGAAGGATTTCAGTCGTCGTGTCGGCCGCAGCCTTCGGTCGGCCGCCCGTGATGTCTTCAAGAATGCGCTGGATGATCTCGTGCGATACACGGCCTTCCGCGTTCTTGACCCTCGCGTGGGATGCAGTGCCGTCCCACGGTCGATCATCGCCGCTGAGGTAGCGCGGCGCGTTGCCGTACTGCTCGCGGTCATTGCTCTCGCCGTGGAATGCGTGCGGATTTTCGTTGATCTTCTTGATCTCTTCGAGGCCTCTCATGGGACAACTCCGGTTTGGGTTTGGTGCGCTCTTCGCGCTTTCGCCAGTCCGCATTACGCCCGGTCGAAGACGCCGTCAAGCGGAAAAATGAAAGTGGTTAATCAATGTATGCCCATTCTCGTTTCGCCGGGTCTCGGTCCACACGTTCGATAAGGTCGCCCGGGTTGATGCTCACTGCAACCCAACCGAATGCCTCGGCGACGTAAAGCACCGCCTTGCCAGCTTGCATCACGTTGAACGTCTGCGCGTTGTTCGCCATGAGCATGTGAACGACCGGCCTCCACGCGCCGCGCCAGAACATCATGTATCTTGTGTCGGGACCGTCGAGCGTCACTTGAGCACCGCCCGGCTGCCACCGATGTATTTGTAGTCGCTCTTCGGTCGGCCGCTTTGCTTCGCGGCTCGGTCGATGGCGCGACCGGCGGGGCCGAGGGCCTCACGTTTCTTGCCCTCGACCGTTAATTCAGTCGAGTTCTTTTTCATGTGTCCGCGCTCGCGCAGGATGCCAATGGCTTCGTCGCGCGCATCGGGGACGTTGTCAGCCGCAAGCTGACGCGTCAGTCGAGTAAGCAGGGGCAGATGTTTTGTCATAGGTCACCTCATGTCCATCTCAAGCCATGTCCTATAGGGCGCAGCGCCCGCGACATCGTCGGTTGCCTCGCCGCGCTCACGCAGGATGCAATCACCTCGGCCGCAGAAATGCACTGATGAGCTTGGCGGTTCCGAGATCAACTTGCACATCAGATCGAGAACCGTGGTCTCCATCACCTTTTCGCGCTCCACGATAATGTCGAGACGCATGCTGGGACGATACTCGTTGAGGATCAGTGAGAGATGTTCGTTTGTCATCTGCGTAGGCCCTGAGTTGCGCCGCCATGCTCTCGTCGAGAATGCCGGTCTTGATGAAGTGATCGCAGTACGCTTCCCGAAGGCGGCGAATGCGAGCGGGGGACTTGTCCTCGGTGACCCGCCTATGGATCACCGGGGGCGTCGTGAACCGTTTATGGATCACTCGCTGCTCAGACGCGAGCCTCGGCCTCATCTTGCGCGGAGGCTCACTGACAGCACGCGCGAGCGGCCAGCCGAGCCCGAGCCGCAAGTACGCGCACGCGTAGCTGACGCCGTTGCGGAGATCGGCCTTCAACAACTCCGGGTATCGTTTGGTCCTAGACATCGGTCCTCATCAAGAGATCGCGTAGCCCACGCCCGGATAGGTCGTCAGCCACGGTGACTTTTCCATCGACGATTGCCCAGTTTCGGTCATCGACTGTGCCCGGCGTTCGAAATCGGACCACGCTGACCGGATGTCCCCACTTCTCCGTTCCTCGCTCTTCTCCCTGATTGACATGAATTGCGTTTGGAGTAGACGAGAAAAAGATGATCGCATGTGCTCGGCTAAAATCTCGGCCTTCGCCTCCAGCCCCGGGATGTCCGACAAGGACCGTTGGTCGATCACTGTTTTGAAACTGTAGTCGCACGGGTTCACGTTGACCGGCTGGCACTCCGCCGTGAAATTCGAGGAAGGGGATTTTCTCGCGTAGAAGTCGAGCGCAGACGCGTCGGATGTCTTCTCGATAACGGCACCAAACGATGCTGTTCTCGGGATAAGTTCCAACAACCTCTTCGACGAGAGCATCATAGATAGGTGCCTCGGGGTCGATGTCGATGATAGCGTCGCCATCCTTCAAGTACCCGTTTAGAATTTGTTGGAGCTTCTGCACGCGTGCTCCGCCGTCCTTGGCAGAGACCATGCTGTCGCCGATCTCGACGAGGTGCCGGGAGACCATCTCCAGATACGCGCGCCGCTGGGTCTCACTCATAACGATAATTCGCTCGGTGCGCAAGAGGTCAGGCATGCCCTCTACATCGTCCCGGGTCACGACGCTCGACCACCGGGCCATCTTGTCCCGGAGTTCGTCGAGGTTCTTGTAGCACTTGAGCTTCTTGTAGGCGCGGCGCTTCGCCCGGAAGGCCGGGGCGTTCGGGTCGATCTCAAATTCGGCGAAATGACGGACGAACTTTTCGTAGGTGTCTCCGGCGTACTCCGGGCCGAGCGCGAGATCGTCCAAGATTTTGTAAATCGAATACGCTCGGAGCGGCGAGTTCAAGATCGGCGTTCCGGTCTCGACCGTGACGAACTTGGCGACCTTGCCGAGGTTGCGCGCGAGCCGCGTGCGTTTCGCTCCAGCCCGGCCGAAGTGATGGGCCTCGGAGATCGCGAGCATGAATTTCCCGTGGCACGCTGCCTTGAACCGCTTGATGGTTTGAATGCAGTCCTTGCCGTGGTTGCCGGTTTCGGTCAGCGCCTCCATGTTGATGGTCAACCACTTCATGCCGCCGAACGCTTCGAGCGCGCGGAGCTTCTCGATGCGGTCCCAGTCGGCGCGCTTGGGCGCTTCCCACGCGAACGCCATCACGTCATTGCGTGGATACGTCCAGCGGGGAATTTCGTTGAGGACCCAGTTGATGTGAATGCCGTTCGGCGCGAGGACGACTACGCCTTCGATGTTGCCTTGATCGTACTGATAGAGCGCTTTGTCGATGACG